AGCCCTAGGCGTGAACCTAGCGACTTTTGCATGGCTGAACTGCGATCCACCATGCGCCGAATTTGAAGGCTGAATTGAGCAGGCAGGTAACAACGTCTGCTTGCGGTGCGTGGTGTTCCGAACTGTTCGGCACGCATTCTGTGGCGGGTAAGCCCCTATCTATGGCGGTGTGTATCATAGCTTCCGCTCAATTCAACCTTCGGAGAGTAGAGTTCAGCGGACTGGACTTGAACCAGTAACTCCGCTTGCGACGGTGCGTTACGAACCTTTTGCGAGGCCCGGTTTAGACGTGATTATGCCGGATTTACATTACGCCACCGCTGAACTCTACTCTCAATACCTTTGCCAAGTGACCTCCTTTTCAGGTGAGAGTGTTGGCGCTAAAACGGCAAACAAAGAGGCCGACCTTGTGCGAAAAAGTCGGCCTCAGTGGGTTTGCCAGTGGAGCGGATTACTCCTTCGCACAGAGCAAACCTATTTGGTGAGCGCGATAATGCCGCTTCACCTCGAATCGTCAACAGGAAAAAAGTCCTCTCAACCGGCGCGGACTTTCCAAATGTCACTCCCCTGACCGGTTCAGGGAGTCGATTCGCCCAATGTGGGCGCTTTTGCGCTACTTTGACAGCAAGCACGGGAACGTGCTGACAGTGAGCACGCATTTGTTCACGAAATTCCCGCTGTTTTCGTGAACATGCCCCGCGCTTGACATTCCGCCCCGCTCCTGAATACTCCAGCGCACCCTGAAACCATCCTAAAATCGCCATGAAATACCCTCGCCTCGCCTCCCTGTTTGCTCTCGTGCTCACCACCGCCCTGCTTTGGTGCAGTCACGCCCCCGCTCAGCGCCTCGTCAACATCACCGATCCGCAGAACGGCACCGGCATTGCCTACAAGGCCAACGCCAAGGCCATCAGTGCCGCCTACACGATGAAGCGAACAGATCATACGCTTCTTGCTGACGCCACCTCGGCGGCCTTCACCATTGGACTCCTGCCCGCTGGCACGAACCAGACAAATCAGATTATCTGCATTCAGAAAACGGACAGCTCGTCCAACGCGGTGACGATTGACGCTAATGCGAGCGAAACCATCGACGGCAATACCACCTACGTTCTGCGAAACCAATATCAGAGCGTCTTTCTACAGGCTGCACAAAGCACTTGGCACGTCATCGGTTACAGCCAGTTCGTCGGCATCGGCGTCCTTGCTCCGGGCGCTACGCCTGCTTTTGCTCCATTTGGCACACTGACTACCTACACGCTGACTCCGGCAGAAGATGAGACGATTGCAGGCACGGTTACTGGAGCGGTTCCGGGCAGGCAGTACACGCTCATCGTTCTTACAAGTGGCACCACGAGCCGCACGCTTACCTTTGGAGCCAACTTCAAGACCACGGGCACGCTCGCCACTGGGACCACAACGGCAAAATACTTCGTCATCAACTTCGTCTATAACGGCAGCTTGTTTGTCGAGACGGGCCGAACGACGGCCATGTAAATTACCTCATTCGGGCGGTTTTCCTGGTCGTTGGCCGTCCGAACTGGTTACTTGACGCCTTAGACTTGCGCGAGTGGGTCTAAGGCGTTATTGTGTCCGCCTATGACAACGACCACACCTCATACTCTCTCCCTACTTGCCAACATCGGAGCGGCGGCTGCCTTTTTCGACCCGTCCCTTAAAGGGTCTTGGCATCTCACGGTATTCTCTTCTTCCGAATACTGGGAACAAGAGCAACCCGCCCGTGAAGCCTTCGCCAAAGCCGTGCTAGATGCAGTCGGCTACAAGTTTCCCGTGGACCCTGAGCGCGAGGCTTTCAATGCTTGGTATAGCTCGGCGCAGATGGCGTCTGCTGGCACAAGCGAACTGGCATTCCAAGCGTGGAAAACAGGCCGCGAAGAACTGCGAAAAGTGTATGAAGCTAAATCACAGTCAGCTTTAGACGAGATTATTCCTCAAACGGCCAAACAGCCCGAAAACGACGGCTGGATAGACTGGCCGGGCGGCATGTTCAGCCCGGTTGATCGCAACGTGACGGTTCAAGTTCAATATCGAGCAAATGATTTTGGTGATACGGGTAACGCTGGATTTTTCCGCTGGAACCACAGTGACAAAGCATCCGACATCATCGCCTACAAGATCGTCAAGCCATGACCGCCACTTTAACTCTTGCCTTCAATGACGGCTCGACTCGCGAGATTTCACTCACTAAAGCAATCGAAGTGGACACTCCGGGTCGTCGTGAAATTAGCTTTCGTGAAGCTGCGAGTGGTTGGGTAATGACATTCACCAAATCACTCAAAGACGGAAAGACGTTTGACTCTCACAATTTCATTACCGTTTCTAAAAATACAGCCACATGAAGCGCCGCAACATCTTCAAGGCCATCACCGGCCTATTTGCCGCTAAATCGCTACCCGCCGCGCCCGTGAAGGTTCCAGCGTCCTTGCAGGTCGCAAAGGCAGCAGCGGCTACGAATCCGCTGTTTGCTGGTGCAGAACCGCAACGATATGGAATGGGTTTGATTGAGTGGATGATGCGCCACCAAGAAGCTAGAGCTAAGGAGATAATTGAGGCGCTTCCTGTTGCGCAACGTGCCGACTGCGTGGTTGTCCACAATATCACTACCGGCTTATACAAAGCTATGACCAAGGAGGATTACATGGCGGAGCGGCGGCAAAACTGCCTCTTCGGGCCTACTCCTGGCCGCACTTGCATAACTGTTGCATAACTGTGAAAATTCCAGTTGCATCGGTAAGGTTTGGAGAAACCAATACTTACCATGCCAGACGCCACCCCAACGCCAGCCGCCGAAATTGATCCAAACGACATTGGAGCCATGATTGCTGCGCTTGATGGCGGTGTTGACGTGGCGAAAGTCGAATCTGCGGCTACTACGATTGAGGAATTTCAAGCGCCCGCTCCCGTTGCGACTCCCGAGCCTGCCCCTGAGATTCCAGCGGCTCCCGCGCCTTTCGATCCCACGAAGGAACTCGACCCGAATCTTGCGAAGAACTGGCGCGTCGGTGAAGACGTGCGCGTGACGGCCCAAAATGCCGTGGAGCAAACCGCCTTCAAGATTCGCCGCTCTGCGCAGGCCGAAGGCAAAACGATGTCTTTAGGCGAAGCCGAACAGGAAGCATATCGCCAACTTGGCCTCATGGTGCCATCGGCTACCATTCCTGCCGCGCAACCAGACCTGGAGGCTGAGACGCCAGAAGCGCCAGTCACACCCCTTGAAGCGCTGAATGCCGAAATCCAAGCCCTCCGCGAAGAGTTTGAGACGCTTGATCCCGTCATGGACGACGTGCGCTACCGCGAAGTCATCGCCCTTCGCGAGGATAAAGTTGCCGCCCTTGCGGAACTCCGCGCCATCGAACGCTTCGAGCAGAGCTTGCGGGAGCGTGAGGAAGTTTCCGCCGCCGCACAAGCTGGAGAAGCGCAGTTTCAGGCGCTTGCCAACGTCTTTGAAGACCTCAGGGACGCCACGACACCTTTCCACCAGCGATTCGTTGAACTTCACAATGCCAACGTGCGAGCCGATGCCGCTGCCCTGGCCGATGAAGACTATGAGCAGAAACTTGTTGCGCAAATCGCGGGCGAGTTTTTACTCAAAGGAACACCTTTCAAGATGAACAACGCGGCCAATGCGCCCGCTGCTTCACCTTCCTCCCGCACGCCACAGGCGACACCCTCCACGGCAGCCAAGAGCACGGCCCCTGCGCCTGCATCCATGTCTGCCATTCCTGGAGGTTACACGCCGACTAGCGAGCACCGCGTTATGGTCCAACCTACTGAACCGGCTCAAGTCCAGCAGCAGCAGCTTTCTCAAGCGATTGCCGGTGGAGATGCGTCCGAAATTCTGGCGGCACTGGATCGCAACCTTGGAGGCGCACCGTCCCAAGGTATGGCATTCTACTCTATCGAGGACGCCAATTAGTCTTCTCCTGAGTCGATCCTGACGCAGCCGTTCACCACGGCACCCCGAGTCATGTCATGCACCCGGCCCACGATGGCCGCGTTCTGGCCTGCCTGCCCCGTTTGCGCCCGCAAAACCGCTGGGATCGGCATAGCCGCGTCTTGGCATACCCAAATCCAATCCACCCTCGTTAGTTTCCACCTTTTTTACACCTCACCATTATGGCTACTGCATTCACGACCGCCCAAATCGTCTCGAACATGGGCACATCCTCGCAAGAGCAACAGTGGGCAGCCGGGACAATTCTCGACTCCCTCGCTCGCTCCATCTTCTTCAAACTCATGGCCGGTAATGCCGGTGGTCGCGCCATCGCGACTGTCTCCAGCTTGAAGAACCTTCAAGGCGTCACCAAAAACTTTTACGTCGAAGCCGGACTCGGCGGCCCTGGTGAACAGGGCGCGTTAGCAGACCGCAAATCGGGCGGCGAAAACATCAAGGGCGCAATGTTCGCCCTCACGTTCGGCAACCATCACAAATCCGTGATCCTGAACCGCGTTTCTGCGGCTCAGTCTGTCGTGGGCAAGGATGCTGACACCCGTGTCCGTGGCAAACTCGCTCCTTGGTTTGCCCGTGAGCGTGAATCCATGACGGAGGCCGAAATCCTCCGCGCTTGCGCCGCTGCCGGTGCCTCCAATAGCGTGTATGCCAACAGTGCCGCCACGTCGATTGAAGGTCTTCGCAGCTCGCACTACGCCGATTCCGCCCTGTTCCGCCGCATGGCTGGCCGTTTGGCTGACAATCAGGCCAAGCCCTTCGCAGTCGGCAAGTCCGGTGCGCAGGAGGTGAAACGCTACGTCATCCTAGCCCCCGAGCGCGGCCTCGATGAACTGAGCAATGACAACAACTGGCAGACCCTCATGGCTCAGGCCGGTGATCGCGGCGCAGGCAACTACCTGTACTCCGGCATCGTCCCGAGCTGGAACGGCTCCACGGTTCTTCCTTGGACTGTCGAGGTCGATTCCGCGAACGGCCCTCAAGGCTGCTTTGCTCAACCGATGGCCTTCCTTGGCGAGGCGCTGGACTTCACGCAGACCACCGCTCGCACTGTCAAAGGCGGCGCTTCCGCTGCCGCTGCGGCCCTCACGGATCATCTCTACTTCCGCTTCTTCCCCGGCGCGGCCTTCACCTCCCACGAGGTCACGAAGATCACGCAGGAAACCAGCGCCACGAAGTATGCGCTGATTCAGGACAAGACCACCGGCAAGTTCGGCATGATCTCCTACACGACCACGAATGGCAACACCATTACGGGCGTGTCTCACCTCGGCGCTACTACGAGCGACGCACGTCTTGCCACCCTCGGTAACGTCACCTATGACAGCGGCGTGTGGGCTGGAAAGCACACTCAGTCGTTTGCCATCGGCTCCAAGGTGGTTCCCTGCAACAGCTACGGCCAGCCGTTTGTTCGCTTGTGGGGTCTTGGTCAGGACGCGCTGATGCACGGCTTCGGCGCTGTCATGGGCGGCTCCGGCGCTGGCAAAATCACGATCAACAATGACGACAACATGCAGTTGATCTTCCAGCCCGGATTTGAGGAACAATATGGCATCACCACTCAGATCAACGCCAACAGCGTTCCCACTGGCCTCGTGATGGCATACGCGGCATATAATCTGGACGGAATGCCGCAAATTGAGTAGTACGAGTTAGGTTAGAAACCTAAATCTAGGCGGCAGAGTCGAAAGGCTCTGCCGCTTTTTTGTGGGCGCAAGGAAAACACTAGCGTTTTCGGCTAGGCTCGTCAATACTTCCTTCACCTCTATGGACACACACGCCCCTCGTTTGAAGCTCAGACTTTTGATTTGTAACCCCAAATCATACGGCTCGAAAAACATCACCTGCAAAGGAAGCATCTCTAACGGCACGACTCCACGAACGAAGGAAGACCCGTATTTGCCCCAAGTGTGCTCCTACGAGTGCAAGAGTGAGGCCGAATGGCAACGCCTCACGACTGGAATCTCAAAGCAGATCGCAAACCAGAACTCTTTCCACGCCTACGCGCACTTTGTCGATCCACTCCTGCCGCCTGGGCCTGCTGGCCGTGTGCTTTGCGAGGCTGGCGGCGAATATGCGCCTCCCGCAACCGTGGAAGTGGCAGTTGCCGAAACTCCAGCCGAACCGGAAGGTGAAGCCGTCGAAATCGTTTCCACATCGCAGGATGGACAAGAGGTTAAGTCGTCAGGCTCATATCCTATTGACGATTTGAGCCTAAGTGGTAATGTTCTTCATGCCATACAAAGACAAGAAGAAGCAGGCGGAATGTGCGAGAAGACATTACTTAGCCCACAAGGACAAATACCACTTACGAAACAGAAAGCAGCGCCAGAAGTTGAAAAACTGGTTAGCGGAGGTCAAAACGAAACTAGGGTGCAGCAGATGCGGGGAGTCGCATCCAGCGACATTGGACTTCCATCACCAAGACCCCAAATTCAAGGAGCACAACATTGGGGAAATGGTGCTATCGAAGGGGAAAATCGCAGTGGAGAAGGAAATTCTAAAATGCGTAGTTTTGTGCAGCAATTGCCACAGGATAGTGCATTGGGAGTCTCGATAAACCAAGATGGAGTAGGTTCAAATCCCGTTCCTGCAACCATTCAAGAACCGGCCACCGAGGAGCAAACCGAGACCACGCCGGAGCCAATCGCAGAACCGGAGCCGGAAACCGCCCCCGTGGAGCCGGAAGAAAAACCTCTCTACGCCGCCGCATGGGACATACTCGACGCTCCGATGCGCCTCAAAGACTTAGCCGCCGCTCTTGAAGTGGACGCGGACAAGCTCAAAGCCTCCCTTCAAGACCCCGAATCGACGGTTGTACTTGCCCATGCGGGCTGGGTGAAGCGTCGTGAACCGAAAGACTGAACTATGACTATTCCCACCCCTCATCAACTCCGCGTCCTGAACGAGGAAGCCGAATTGGCTGAACGTCACGCGAAACTGCTCGCTTTTGTTCTATCTGACAAAATCAAGACTGTTTCAGTCGATGAAAACGATTGCCTATTCAGGCAAGAGTCGATGATGCGAGCATACCTTGATGTTCTGCGTGAACGAATCGCCAACTTTTAACCCATGTCCGCCGCAGCCGCCATCCGCTCCCATCTACTCCCTTACGCGGGCTGTACATCCGTGGCGCGATTGCCCACCTTGACGAGTGAACGGATGCTCTCGGACCTGAACGCGGTCTTGCAGCAGCTTTACTCGGGAGGCCAGCAGGAGAACAAGACGGCGCTGATTCGCAGCCCTGCTACTGTGACCATCGAGAACGTCACCGCGCAATCGACGGCTATCACGTTCACGAGCGGATACCAGTCATACATGCTCGGCTGCACCATCCAAATCACGGGAGACTTCCGCGAGAACCGGCTTGTGAAGTCCAACGGCACCGTGACGCTCGAAAACCCTTACATGGGCAGCACGGGAACGAATGTCACGGCAACGATTCACTTCGACTGCACCACGGTCGGAATCGAGATCGCCAAAATCTACGAGCCGATGAGCTTGGATCGCAAATGGGAGATGCGCCTAGTTGACCGTGCCGTCATTGACCAGATTCGTTTTGGAATGGACCGCCGCCGCATCCAGCGTCCTATCATGGCAGCCGTGGAAGACGCCCTTGATGCCAGCGGAACACCTTCCCGGCGCATCCTGTTTGATTCGCTGCCAGACGAGGCTTACATCCTGCATTTCCGGGCCGATGTCCGCGCCCTTGTCGTGACCAGCTGGGACGATGCCCGCACGGCCCTCTTGCCTAACGGACTCGATGACAGCGTTTTGAAGCCTCTTGTTTTGATGGCGTTCAGCAGCCATCCAGATTTCACGGGCGACGTTGCCAAGATTGCCCCCATGGCTCAAATGGCCTCTCAGACGTGGGCAAACTCACGCGGCCCTGGACTTGCGCGGCGTCAAATCGACATGATGAACTAATTTCACCCTATGTCACGCCAGCAATCCTATCCGATTCGAGCTTTTAAGCCGGTGTCCCGACTTGAGGAGACGACGGACAAGGGAATTGCGCTGGAGCAGTGCCGAAACATCGTTTTGCGGCCACAGGACGGGTGGAGCGGCCCACCGATCTACAACAACCTTTGGGCCATGGGAACTGGCAGCAAAACCTTTACGGTGGATGCGGGAACGAATGTTTTCACGATGGCATCTCATGGGTTAGCAGTGAATGACACTCTCCAAGTGGTTACTACTGGAACCCTGCCGGGAGGTTTGGCAGTGTCCACGACATACACCGTTAAAACAACCCCTTCAGCCAGCACGTTCACGCTCTTTGCGGCCAATGGCGTTGATACACGGGACATCACGGATACCGGCACTGGCACGCATAGCATCTATACTACGGTGCAAAGCATTTATCGCACCTTGCCGTTCAGTGGCTATTCTACCGGCGTAGGAGTTGACAGCACTGCCCGCACAGCAAACAAAACCGTCGCCATTCAGATCAAGCGGCAAGGCAAGAACTTCCTGCTTCTCTACGACCTTACGGCGTCCATCGAAAGCGCCTGCCGTGGATGGTTTTATCTCGGCGACGATGGCACTTACACCAGCGGAGCCTATGCTTTTACGACTGGAACGCCTACTTACACCGTCTTGGCCGTGGGGCTAAATGCCGCCGCTCGCTGGTATGGCTACCCGAATCAGGGCGCATGGTTCCTCGGGAATGGCGTGGATGAAAACGTGATTGTCCAGCTCGGGCGAACCGCTATACCGGGCATCTGGCGTAAAGCAGGCACAAACGAGGCCCCTACTGCGCCGGTTATCTCCCTCGTGGCTCCCGCTAGTGCGGCCAATACGCAGGCGTCTTTTGTGGTGCCTGGGTACACCTCGTTTTCGCTTACCAGCACGGCAAACACACTTCAAGCCAGCGGTAGGCTCGTGAATGGCATGGTGGTCTTTCAAGATGCTGTGACGCTGCCGACGCCGTTAGCCGCTGCTACGTCCTATTTTGTCAAAACTGCCCCCTCTGCCAATACGCTTACCATTGCGGCTACTTCGGGCGGGACTCAGATCGACGTGACGGCGGAGGGGCGTGGAGACTTTGCCATTACGGGCGCGTCAAGGCTGGTCACGGCTTCCCACGGCTCCGACACGTTTTCTCGTGTTGCGCATGATCTAGTAGCGGGCGACGGCCTCAAATACTCGACTGTCTCCGGCACGCTGCCGACCAATCTAGTCGCCGGAACGAAGTATTTTGTCGAAAGCGTTCCAACGGCAGACAGTTTCAAGATTTCGGCCACACGCGGAGGTGCTGTTTTTAACATTGATAGCGATGGTTCGGGTGATTTCTTCTATACCAACGTGGCCTATTCCGCCGCTTCGGATGCGGCATCAGACACGATTATTCGCACCGTCCCGCACAATCTAGCCGTGAATGACGCGGTGGTTTTGAGCGGAACTGTTCCAAGCGGCTCCACGGCTGGCGTTACCTACTACGTCCACAGCGTTCCATCCCCGACAACGTTCACGATCAAGACGACCGTGGCGGGCACTTCGGCGCTCAATATCGGCACTCGCTCCGCTGGTAGCTTCGATTACGAGGTCACGGGCGCAATCTTGACGGTCAACATCACGACGGATGTCTTCACCCGCACGGCGCACAATCTGGCCGTGAACGATAAATTCACCGTCGCCACCGTCTTTACGCCGCTGACCGGCATTACGGCGAACATCATCTATTTCATCATTGGAGCCACTTACACGGCATCCACGAACCTCACCACTTTCCAGCTTTCACTGGAGCAAACTGGAAGCGCGATCACGATTACTGGAAACACGGGCGTGCTCAGTAACCGGCTCTGGACCATCAACGGCACCCAAAGCCTGACTGTCTCAGCTCTTCCGGCGTGGAAAGCAGGCGTGGACGGCAATAGCTGTTTCAAACTGGCCTACAACCAACTCTCCGGCACGGTTCCGTTTTCGAGCACCCTCGCAGGAACAGGAACGGCGGCAAACCCTTACCTCTACGTTGTCACGGGCGGCACCACGAACACCTTTGACCAGTTCGTCGCCTATGTGGCGGCTGACCCGCTCGTAACGGGTCTGATTAGCATTTCCGCTAGTGCGAGCAGTTCGGAAATTTTCACGCTCGTCACGGCGGGTTTCTCCTTTGGCTCTGCAACGCCTTATCCGGGCGCAGGCAGCGGAACGCCGCTTTACGTCACCATCAGCCAAGGCGTAGGTTCCGGCGCGAGCGAAGGTTACACCAGCCGAACCGTGACCGTTTATGCCCGCTATTGGGACCCTGGCTATCAAGGCCACGGTTACGAGGGGCCAAGCTCACCCATCTCAAATACGGTCATCATCCCGAACACGGCCAATAACGACATCAGCATTACGGTTGCCGCTAACGCTGCCGCCGAGGGTGGGCGTTTTACCAAAATCCGGCTCTACATGCAGTTCGGAGAGGATTCCGAAGCCGTATGGAAGCTAATCAGCACGGCAGACATTGACAACTCAGGCACGCCCGCTGCGGTAGTTGTCGGCACTGCAACCGTCTTTGGCGAGGACGACATGAGCGCGGACCAACAGCGCCCACTTCCGCACAAGTTCCACGCCTTCGCAGCCGAGCAAATGTTTCGCGGCGGCCTCGTGGATCATCCAGACCGCCTCTATGCGTCCAAAGTCGCCACCGTGGACGAAGTAGCGCCGGAAGGCTGCTCTTTGCTGGCGGCAGATTACGAGACGATTTCCATTCCCGGCACGCCAGCCGGTTCCCAGCAGGTCACGGCCCTCATCGCTACCGCCGTTGATTTGCAGATTCACACGCTCGCGGGTTTTGCCATCATCAACCCGGTTGATCCGGCGCAACGTGTCTATCCGGCCTCGACAGCCGGAGCCATCTCACAGAGCGCCGTCACGATCTACGAGGGCAAATCCATGTACTATTGGGCGGCAGATTTGCAGCTCCGCACGCTCGATATGGCCCGCCCGGCAGACTTCACCTCCACGGTGGCAACGAGCCAATTCGCGGCCCTTGGAGCTTTGGAATTGCTCCGCGAGTATATCGACACCGATGCTATTTTGCGCCAGCCAGACCGCACATGGGTCTTTCCAGACGCCGCCAGTCAACATATCTGGATGTTCGCCCCCGGCCTTGATGGTTCGCTAATCGGGTTTGCCTTTGACCTTATGGGGCGCGGAATGGTGGGTCCGTTCTCCTATCCCAAGATTTACGCCAGCGCCCAAATGGAGCCTGGAAGGCCGGAAATCGTGTTCGCCGACGAGGCGGGCCGCTTATTCGTTTGGGATAGTAGCGCCCAAATGGACAGTGCTGGCAATTCCTTCGGCTCACAATCGGCGTTCACGGCTTACAGCACTTCAACGCCAATGCCGGACCAGTATGCGGGCTATGGGTATGTGGATTATTCCGGCTCGCGATACTACCGAGCCTATGAGGCTGTGATCGAGACAGGTATGCTCGACATGGGGCAGCCCGGCATGAAAAAAGCGTTTCAGGCAGCCCTTTGGAGGACTATTCAAGACAGCCGCGCTCTCGTGGAAGTCACATTCATAGACATGGCTGGAAACGAAGAAGTGTTTGTGTACGGCGACGTTAATGATAACTGCAATTGTCGCGCAAGCCTCATGTTGAGCGATTCGGCATGCCGCGTGAAGCTCAAGATTATCGGTGCGGAAAGTAAGAAGTGGGCCATGAGGGATTTGGTATTGCTATTTAGCATGCAAGGGCAAATTTGAGGCACTATGAACCAGAAAAAAATCAAAATCATGCAGCGCCGTATCGGCGTCCTTGATGACGGCTTTTGGGGCCCAAAAAGCATTGCAGCTTGCCAAGCTCATTTGCGAAAGCTCATGCCGTCACCGAATCCTTGGCCCGCCAGCGATCAAAACAGCCTGAGTAAATTCTATGGACGGGCAGGCGACGAGTCCAAACTGGTGCCTATTGACGTATCTGACCTGGGGCTGAAATACGACGGCAAGCCGGTAAAGCTCATTCGCTGTCACGGAAAAGTCGGAGCTAGTTTGCGCCGAGTCTTGGAAGCTATTGCTAAAAGCCCTAACAAATACGTTCTCACCCGTTACGCGGGCTGCTACAACAACCGCGTCATGCGTGGAGGCAGTTTGCCGAGCCTTCATGCTCGTGGAGCCGCCGTGGACATTGATCCCGACGACAACGCCAATCATCAACACTGGCCTAGTTCAGCTACGATGCCGCTAGAAGTGATGGAGGAGTTCGCAAAAGAAGGATGGCTGCCAGCGGGAGCTTTTTGGTCAAGAGACGCCATGCACTTTCAAGCCACAAGCTAACGTCAATAAGCCCATTTGGCGTCTCCTAGAATCTCGTCCGAGTCAGACCACCACTCATCCCATTGGGCATTTGTGGCGACGCTCCAATCGGGAATAGCGGCGGCGGCATCTTTGCCGGTAAGCGAAACGGGAAGCCACTTGAGGCGGTTGTTTGGGTAAATGGCAATCTGGCCGTTCGAGAGCTTGATGACGTTGCCCTCCTTGTGTTCTTCCAGCAGTTCAGAATCTCCCACGTCAAGGGTGCCACCAGCTTGTCCCTCGGGTAGATAGTCAATAGTGAACCAGTAATGGCCGCCGATAGGTGGATTGCCTTTGCCAAGGTTTACCAGAACCGGCACGTCGGAGAGTTGGTCCTTGCGCCAGACTTCAACGGAGCCAGACAAGCATTCCCACATCTGGACCTTGTGTAGCGGAAGGGCTTTATGATCGTCGTCCGGCTCAAACCAATAGACGCACTGCGGCGGGATTTTGTCATAGCATGCGGCGTATTTCTCAACCCATGCCTGAAAGCAAAAGGGGCGGTTTCGCATGGCTCGCACGGAGACGAGCCAAGCGGGTTCAAATTCATCCACGGGGCCTCCGAAGGCATCGCGGCGGATAAATACTTTCGTTTTGGGCAGGTTGACGTTTCTCATAAATCACTGGTTTTGACCGAGAGCTTTCGCAACGGCGGCACGGATTATTGTATCCAGCGTCGGACCTTCATCCGTAGGGTTAAGCACTCTGAGGCAAGCCGCTAGCAGGTCGGGAGCAGCGGCAATTAATAGCTTGTCTGCATCCGATGGCTCTACGCCTTCCGTTGGATAGTAGGTTTCATCGTTGCCGAAATTGCAAATTTCCTGCTTCCTTTCCCACGATTTAAGAGACGTGTCATACAACGGGCCAACGAGGTAAGATAAATCACAGTTGCTAAATCCATTGCCAGCCTCCGCGCCTGAAAGCCAGCGCCAAGGTCCGGGTGTGTGGTTTTGTGTGGTGTCCATAAAATTACTTTGCCGCCGCAATCCTCGCCAAAGCCTGCGCTTGAAGCTCCATTGCCTGAATCTGCCGCTCACGCAGCCAGAGCCGGTAAGCTAGATCGGCCTCCCGCTGTTCGCGTTCCTCCCTGGCTGCAAGTCGGCGACTGAGTTCAGCCTGCGCGGCAGCAATGGCGATTTGGCGCTGACGTGCGGCATCTGCGACGGCCTGCCGCTGTGCTGCGGCGGTGCGTTGGTTCCATGCCGCGACGGCGTTTTCGTAGTTGGCCCATTCGTGAGGGCCAGCGTCCTTGCCGGGGCGCTTTGGAGATGCCAACGGATCGTAGGCATGCGCGAGGGTGGAAAACGCAAGGAAGGCGAGGAGTGGGAGGCGCTTCATAGTGGTAAGGTACATGGTTTTCGGCGTGATTCAAGAGCGGCAAACGTGACAATCGCCCAACAGTCCCGTTCCTGCATTGCGCAGAATCCGGCCCGTGCCGAGACAGCGGCGGCAGGTCTTACTTGGCGAAACGCTCCCGCCAGCGGATGAGGAAGGCGGAAACGGGTCCACCGTCGCCATCAGCAAGTCGGCAACGACACTTATCACCTTCGGCGCACTCGACAAAATCGCATCCAGGATCGTGATGTAGCTGTGGCTGTTTTCCGTTTCGACAAGTTGCGGAGGCATTGAAAAGGTTTCGGATTTGCTCATAGGAAGTCATGCCGCGCACATTGGAAGTTTGGAGAAGTCTTCGCCAAGCTGGCTGCATTCCGCGTCCTGCGGCAGGAGTCGGATACCGAGGACGACATTACCTCGGATTTGCTGCCATTCGGAGGCGAACGTGATAGCGGCCCGACACTCGCGGCCTGTTGCTTTGTCTTCTTTTTGGCACCATTCGCGAATAATGAGCGTATCGCCGATTTGAAAATCGAGCTTATTCTCGCCTATCACAAAAGGCTTAGTTCCGTCTTGGACAGGGCCAAAGAATGCGCGCCAAGTTCGGATCGTGTGCGTTTTGGGTTTGCGTCTACTCATTTGAATATGTTTTTGAAAAGACTGGTAAGAACCCACGCTCCGGCCAATAAAAACACTGAAAAGGTAACAGCTTCAGGCCATTGCATGGGGTCGAGATTTTGAGCGGATAGGATGATGGTCATGGGGTTAAGTTTTGATGAGTTCGAGGGGAAAGGCGGCAAGGATGTGTCGCAGGTTAGTCCTGCAAAGGCTCGCCACTTCATTGCATAGTTTGTCATGCGCGGAGGCATCTGGTGCGCCGTCGGCGTATCCCTCTGTTGCTTTGTATAGACTCAACCAATCGGCAATCGCCGCCCGTGTCGCCTCCCACCCTGCTTCTGCATTACCTGCGCAGGACGCGATGAAATCACCGTTTTGTTCGTCAGCAACCTGACAGGAGCGCGGGTATTCGTTTGGTGGCGTGTGATGCGGCCCCACGTCAGCGCATACTCTGCCACCTGGCTGCTTGATGACGTATCGTTCGCGAATCCACCTCCCCGGCGTTCGCTTCTCGGCTTGCGAGAGCAGCTTTTCAAGGTGCGCGTCGATCTTGCGCAAGTGTTCGAGTTGGGCGTGGGTCATCATAGGGTCGTTTGGTTGAGTTCTTTTTGAATTTGTCGAATCCGCTGTGGTGTGCAGCCAAGAGCCTTCGCGTTCTCCTTCACCGACTTCTTAGGGTCGATCAAACTGGCATCCACGCGGCGAGCAGGCCGCTTGTGAGGCTTCCTGCCGACTGTGCCGCGTTGCAGTTCAAGCTCTGCCCGCTTGGCGCGAACGGCATGAACACCAACGCCCAGGTCATCAGCTAGCGGTTGGTCGAGAAGTGTCCAGTCTGCCAAGTCCCATTTCACGCGATGGCACTCGATGAGGCCACCAACGCACGAGCAGCGGAAAACCATCGTTTCGGCCCCGCTTTCACGGCGGCGAACGCGGCGGCAATTTGGACAACTGTAATCTGTTTTGGTCGTTTCCATGCGTCATATTATCAACTCTCCAATTTCCGGCAAGGAAAAATAATCTTCATTTTGTTGAGGAAATCATTTGCGCGATTCGCCGGGATGCTTCAAGGTTCCGGCCATGAGAGCAAACGACGACCTTCCTCCCGCGCCATGTGAATGTGGCCGCGACCTGACAGACCACGACCGCAATGAGCAGGACGGCCTCTGTGCCAAGTGCCGCGAGCTGCACCTTGAGGTTGATTTGGAAATCGCATGGTTTGTCTGGCTCGACTCGCTCAAGAATCCCTTTGACCGCTCACGCATGGAAGCCGTCTCTGATTCCCTCGCGGGCTGGAAGCAAGTTGACGGCGACATTCAGCACGAGCGCACTGCGAAAGGCGTTTCCATCGCCAGCGCCAACAACCTCCGATTCCTCGCCCCAGGCTACAAGGGCCACCTCATTTTCAGCGAGCAAAACGGCCTCCCCGTCGTGATTGTCCACGGCGGCAAAGACCACAAATTCCCCGATTGGAGCGCGGTCTTCACGGCATGCACGCCGCTTGAAACCATTTTGGCGGCAACGAATGCCGTCATTTACCACAACTAAACGACCACCACGCCATGAGCACCTACATAAAAAAAATGACCGGCTATAAAGCCACTGACAGCGATCTCAAATGCCGCGATCATCAATTCATCCTTGGCGAATGGTCGCCTGTGATCGAGGGCGATTTGCAGTTATGCGTCAAAGGTTATCACTTCTGCGTTCAGCCTTCCGGTGTTTGGTCTTATTACAACTCGTCAACGACTCGCGTGTTCCAATGCGAAGCCGAGGATGTGTTAGAAGTTCCAACCGAAGCGGGAGCAAATTTTAAACTAGTTGCTCGTCGCATCCGACTTGTTGAGGAGATCACGCCGGGCAAGGTCGGTAATGACAAGTCCAACACCGGCAACAGCAACACCGGCTACAGAAACACCGGCTACAGCAACACCGGCTACAGCAACACCGGCGACAGAAACACCGGCAACAGCAACACCGGCTACTGCAACACCGGCTACAGAAACACCGGCTACGGCAACACCGGCTACAGAAACACCGGCTACAGCAACACCGGCTACAGCAACACCGGCGACAGAAACACCGGCAACAGAAACACCGGCTACGGCAACGCGACTAATTACTCAGCAGGTTTCTTTTGCGTAAAAGAGCCGAAGGTTATCTCGTTCGATAAGCAAACGCAGCTCACTCGCGACCAGTTCGTCGCCAAGTTTCCGGAATACTACGCGCTGAGTGAATTGCTGCTCAAAGTGGTCACCATCGACTTTGAACCGTTCAAACGTATTCCTGGCATCACGCCAGCCAAGCTAAAGGCTTTGCACCGCAAGCATCTTCTTGCCAGAAAACTCATCAAGTAACACCACCTCACCATTTTCATTATGAGCGATACCCAACTGGCCCAAGTGCCACAAAAACAAACATCTGCCCTCGCTTTGATGGCTGGCAAATACAACGTGGAGCCAAGCAAGCTCCTCGAAACCCTCAAAAACACCGTGTTTCGCGGGGCAACAAACGACGAACTGCTTGCCCTCGTGGTTGTCTCGAATGAATACGGCCTCAATCCGCTCACGAAGGAAATCTATGCTTTTCCGGCCAAGGGCGGCGGCATTGTGCCGGTCGTCTCAATCGACGGCTGGATTCGCATGATGAACGACCATCCGCAGTTTGACGGCATCGACTACCAGTTCGAGCACGACGAACAGGGTAGGCTCGTTTCCTGCACGTCCATCATTTACCGCAAGGACCGCAGCCATCCGACACGGGTAACGGAGTACCTCGCGGAATGCCGCCGTAATACAGAGCCTTGGAAAATGGAACGCCGCATGCTGCGCCACAAGGCCACCATTCAAGGTGCTCGCGTGGCGTTTGGTTTTAGCGGCATCACGGACGAGGACGAAGCAGCCGCTACACCAGGGCTTGCCAATGCTCGCGACGTGACGCCGAAGCCCGCTCGTGCCACGCCGCTTGATCCCACGAAGCTACCCGGAGAGCCAGCGCCAGCCGAAGCCACGCCAGTAGTCGAGGCCCAGGTTGTTGAACCTGCGCCGGAAGATGCCGAGCCTACTGAGGCCGAGATGCTGGCAAACGACATCATCGAAGATGTGAAAGCGTCCGATGCTCAAAGCCTCGCGTCTTATATTGAGCAGGCAGATAAACAGCTCTCGGGCGAACCTCAGCAGAAGGTCAAAAGAGCCATCGTGGCACGGGCTAAGGTGCTTGGTGTGAAGTGGAACAAAGAAAAAGGAGGGTTTGAAGCATGAATCTTTTTGAAATCAGCCCTCGCGACTACCATTCAAAACTGACTTGCAATCGCGCCAACATCCACGCGGCGGACTCGTTTTTGTCAAAGTCGGTGATCTACGAACTTGATTCGCGCTCTCTCTGGAAGTGGCGCTACCACCCTCGCAAGATGGAGCCAACGGCTGCGATGCAGTGGGGTTCATTGGTAGATTGCCTTGCTACGACGCCGGAGCTTTTGAGCGAGTCCATCGCTATATCGCCCTATGACTCCTACCGGACCAAGGAGGCGCGAGAGTGGCGCGATGCACAACTGGCCGCGAAACTCATTCTTGCCACCAAGGAAGACGTAGAGCTTGCCCAACAGGCCGCCAAGATGCTGACCGAAACCTGCAAAGCGTCCGCCGACATCTTCGCCAAGTCTAAGTCCCAGGTTATCATTGCTGGCCGTGTGCTGGGTGTTAAATGCAAGGGCCTTGTGGACCTCGCACCGGAAGGTGAGGACTTTCTGGCCGATTTGAAAACGATCAACGATTTCAGCGCCGAGGGCTTTGCTAAAGCAGTTTCAAACTTTGGCTACCACGTTCAAGCAGGTATGTACTTGAATCTTTGGAATGCTATGTTCCCAAACGACCAGCGCACGCGGTTCAAATTCGTGTGGCAGGAATCCGAAGCGCCCTTTGAAACGTGCGTGACGGAGCTTTCTCCGCCCGACATTGAAGCCGGATGGCTTTACACTTCGACACTCATTAAGCGCCTCATTGAGGCTACCGCTTCTGACAAATGGCCGATGGCGTTTGAGGGGCAAAACATAACCACCACACGCCCAACGTGGGCAAGTATCCAGGAAGAGGCAAAACTCCAAACATCTGCACAATGAACATCCACGACATCACCAAACAGATTCGCGCCTTCGCGGACGAACTCGACGCCGCAAAGGCCCCCAAACAACCGCTCGGGCCGCAGGACGTGACACCGGGAAGCGTGCTGCTGTCCTCATCTGGTGGAGTAAATGGGATGCAATGGACCCAAGTTTTTTGCGTTAAATCAAGAGGTGTCGAAATAAATGGCCGGGACTGCATAACATGGGCCGAACTAAAAGAGCATTGGAAAATTAACCGCCCCAAGCACCGCGACGCTGACGGCAACCCGACACTCTGGGAGGCTTGCGAGAAGTGAAAATCTTCGCGATTGATTGTTATGGCATGGACATTTGTTAAAACCATTCCATAATGCGTTATGCAAACCATTGAAGAACGAAGGGCTAAGAACGCGCAGCGAGCAAGAGAGTGGCGTAAAAAGCACCCAGGCGACCCGCGTAAAGGCAAGCGAGCTAAATACACTGCTCAATACAGGGAAACGGAAGGTTATAAAAAAGCCCAAGAAAAATACAAAAATTCCGAAAAAAGAAAAGCGACTAATCGCCTATCGTTACGCCAAGCACGCTTACTTGAGCCTTTGAAGTCAAGAGCGCGGGATGCAGTGAAGCACGCTGTAAAAAGCGGCAGACTGCAAAAACCGAAGTGCTGCCAAGCATGCGGGAATAGCGGATTGATCCACGGGCATCACGAAGATTACAGCCAAAAGCTAGCGGTTATATGGGTCTGCCCGCCTTGTCACACAAAGATCCACAAAGGCTCCAAACAATGAAACCCATCATCTTTTTTGCCCCCTGCATCCCCAAGGGCCAGCCTCGCGTCAAAGCCTGCCGACGTGGTGCGTTCACGCGGGTCTATACACCAGACACGGCGGACGACTTCAAGGAGGCGGTGCAGGCTGCCGCTAAACATGCGATGTGGAACCATTCACTACACCCTTTGTTTGGCAACGGCCCCGTTCGCGTCGATTGGGAATGCGTTTTCCCGCGTCCAAAGGCGCACTTCACCAGCAAAGGACAGATTAAATCCACAGCCCCAAAATGGCACACGCAAACGCCCGACCGCGACAACCTCGACAAGGCAATCCTTGATGCCCTCACCTCAATTGAGATGTGGCATGACGACCGCCAAGCCTGCTCCGGCATGCTCATTAAACGCTGGGCCGCACTTGGCGAGCCTTCCGGCGTTCAAATCACCATCACGGCCATCCCGGCCTAACCAAAACACGAACATCATGGCACGTCCCATCAAAATCAAAATCAACGTCACGAAGATTCTCAAAGACTACATCTTTGAGGGTAAAAACGGCAAGTACCTTAACCTCGTCGCATGGCCGAACAAAAACGGCACTGGCCAGTATGGCGATACGCATTTCGTCTCGCAGGATTTGCCAAAGGAAGCGCGTGATTCTGGCGTTCAAGCGCCAATTCTCGGCAACCTCACGCTACCAGAAGAAGAAGCGCCACCGCCTCGCCAGCAAACCCGGCCAGCGCCTCGCCCGAATGCACCACGCCGTCAGCCTCCAGGGACGATCCAGTATGACGAGCCGCAAATCGAGGGCGGCATGGAAACCGACGACATTCCCTTTTGATCCACCACCAACGACCACGCATGAAACAAGAACCAAAATCCGCCTACTCCCGCGACATCATCAAGCGCATAAAAGCCGCTGCCAAAAAGCAGGTCGAAGGATGCCTCTCCGTCCGCCACATCTTCCCGCGTGCTTATTGCGTCGCCAAACCGGCTCCAGGATGCGCCATTTTTGTCATACCGTGGCAAGATGCCGAGACTCAGGTACGCAAACCTGAGTATTCCAGTTCCGAAAGCGTGTACCAGAACGTGAAGAACGTCCAAGTCGGCGACTGGCGAGCCATCGCATACGTCAACACTGTCACGAGCGGCCAAACCTACGTCATCGACCTTCCATGACACCCACCACCTTCACAAACCGCACCCGCAAGCTCGGGCTGCATCGCAGATACATCGGCCCGGATGCCGTCGCGGAACTCGCCCAGGTTGTCCAAACGCCATTCCCTTGCGTTGCAAAAGCAGGCTGGGAAGATCGCAGCAAAGCGCCATCCACGCTCAAGAGCATGGGCAAGCTCATTGCTGCCGGGCTGGCTCGACTCAATCCAGACGCCAAGCAATACGAGGCCACCGACGACGGGCGCGAATGGCTCGGCAAAATCATCGACAGCGGAATCTTGATGCCATGAACACCGCCCCTCCCGAGTTCCTATTCGACGCCCTCGCCACCACGGCGCTCCCGTGTGGCAACCGCGAAGTCACTGCCAATCCCGTGAAGGTGAAGCTGGAAGCGCCAAAGAAAGCGTCAGTTCCTCGCCGGGATCAAACCGAAGACGAGCGTCAAGCCGTGAAGTGCCTGAAGGAGCAGGTCAACTATCTACCCGCATCTTGGGACAAGCGTTTTGCCCGCGAGTTGCTGACGACGGACATCACCGAAAAGCAGGCCGCGCAGGTGTGGCGCATGTTTTATCGTTACCGCCGCCAGATTCAACACCCCGAGAAAGAGCGCCTTTTGAAAGTGGCCGCTCACTTTGTCACCACCACGCTGCGCACCCTCGCCAAAGAGGCCGAAGAACGCCGACGCATTGAAGCCACAAAACAACCATGAACACCACAGAACGACCAACGCCAATTACCGATGCCGCATTTGATGCCTTTTCACGCGGCGCTTGCGGCACTGCTTACCTTTGCGCCAAGATGGCGGAGCTTGAGCGCGAAAACGAAGCCTTACGGGCAGCGATTCAGCAAACCCTGATGGAAAATCTACATTTGGCGGATGGCGACGTTTGCACGCTCAAGCGCCTGAAAGATGCCATCGGCTTTTCGCCACCAAAAACCCCTTGCCAGCCGAGTCTGTAACGCAATAGTCAACGCACGCCGACTAGAAACGGCCAGTCAATATGCCACATCTCAAAATGCTCCCCACACTCCAAGGAACCCGCGCATATCGGATTTCTAGCCTTGGTTTCGTGGGGAGCACCTTTTTGAAGATATGACAACTTATTCAGAGTTTATCAATCGTAAGACCCACCTTGGAGGCAACTACGGATTCAAGCCGACATTCATTCCTGATGCGGCATTCGACTTTCAACGGAGCCTTATCGAATGGAGCGTAATGAAAGGCAGGGCTGCCTTGTTTGCAGACTGCGGACTTGGAAAGTCGATGATGCAGTTAAGCTATGCTGAGAACATTGTCCGGCACACTAACAAGCCCGTGCTCATCCTGACTCCGCTGGCTGTTGGTGCGCAAATGGTCAAAGAGGCCGCCAAGTTTGGCATCTTTGCATCACGCTCAACAACGGGTAAGTTTCACCCGGGCGCTAAGGTCGTCATCACAAACTATGAGAAGCTCCACTTATTTGATGCGAATGATTTCGCCGGGACTGTATGCGATGAGTCAAGCATTTTGAAAAACTTTGACGGCGTGACAAAATCAGCCGTGACCGACTTCATGCGAAAGCAAAAATTCGGTCTTCTTTGCACCGCTACCGCCGCGCCAAACGATCACATTGAACTTGGAACATCCAGCGAGGCTTTAGGCTATCTTGGATTCATGGATATGCTTGGCAAGTTCTTCAAGAAGGCGGAGGCTACAACCTCACGAAGCCAAGAGCACCGCTCCGGCATCTATCGCTTTCGTGGACATGCCGAGCGCGATTTCTGGCGATGGGTATGCTCATGGGCGCGGGCTGTGCGCAAGCCGTCCGATCTTGGCTTTAGCGATGGTAAATTTAAGCTGCCTGAACTTATAACCCGCGAGCACATAGTTGAGGCGAAAGCGCCACTTGAGGGCATGCTGTTTTCGATGCCTGCTCACGGTCTAGCCGAACAGCGCCAAGAGCGAAGCCGCACCATTGAAGAGCGTTGCGCGATGGCTGCCGCGTGCGTGGAGAACTCCGGCAAGAGTGCGGTCATGTGGTGCCACCTGAACAGCGAGGGCGACAGGCTGGAAAAAATCATCAAGGATTCCGTCCAAGTATCCGGCGACGATCCCGATGAGGTAAAGGAAGAGCGGTTTGACGCCTTTGCTAGCGGTCAAATCCGCGTGCTCATCAGCAAGCCAAAAATCGCAGGCTTTGGCTTGAACTGGCAGCACTGCCACCACCAAACATTTTTCCCCTCGCATAGCTTCGAGCAGTGGTACCAATCCATCCGTAGAAGCTGGCGCTTTGGTCAAAAGCACGCCGTCACAATCGACGTAGTGACATCCGAAGGCGAGCGTGGAGTCCTGCAAAATCTCCAGCGCAAAGCGGCGCAAGCCGAGGAAATGTTTTCGCATCTTGTTCAGCTTATGAACAATGAGTTGCGGATTGAAAAGAAAGAGAAACCAACCACCAACGAAATCACACCATCATGGCTGTAATCACACAAAAAGTAACGGACCAATTCGCCCTCTATAACGGAGACTGCTGCGAGGTCATGCAATCACTACCAGACAGGTCTGTTGATCTGTCTGTCTATTCGCCGCCGTTCTGCGGGCTATACAATTACAGTTCCGACGAGCGGGATTTGTCAAACTGCCGGAACTATGAAGAGTTCTTTGAGCATTACGGGTTTGTCGTCTCGCAGATTGCACGACTCACGAAGCCGGGCCGGATTACCGCCGTTCATTGCATGGACATTCCAAGTTCATGCAATGCCGGATGCACGCTGACAGACTTTCCCGGCGACATCATCCGCCTCCATTTGGCGAACGGTTTCAAGTTCATCGCTCGTCACTCCGTGTGGAAAGAACCTCTTGCCGTTCGTCTCCGAACGATGGCGAAGGGACTCGCTCACAAAACCATCGTGGACGACTCCAGCCTATGCGACGTGGCGAGCGCCGATTATCTGCTTTTGTTCCGCCGTGATGGTGAGAACGAAGTGCCTGTGGCTCATCCGACAGGACTTCACAGCTACGCCGGTTCGCGCCAGATGCCGCATGAGCTTCTGGCCTACAAAGGCCACACCGGAAAGCAGACTGAGAATCGTTTCTCGCATTGGATCTGGCGGCAATACGCCAGCGCCTTTTGGGACGATGTTCGGATTGAGCGCGTCCTGCCCTACAAGGAATGCAAAGACCCGGACGATGAAAAACACGTTCACCCGCTTCAACTTGACGTTATCGAGCGAGTCGTGGTCCTGCGCTCAAATCCTGGTGAAGTGGTCTTGACGCCATTTCTTGGCGTTGGGAGCGAGGCTTACGGCGCAATCATCAATGGACGCCGCGCCATCGGTATCGAGTTGAAGGAGGCTTACTACAAGCAGGCCGTCTTAAACTGCACAGCGGCAGCCGAGGGCATCGCCCGCGAGGAAATGCCGCTCTTCGGCAATCTGAACGAAAGCGAAAGCGAGGATTGAATCACTGTCACAAAAAAGCGTGACGGTAACGCGCCGTCACGCTTTATACACTGTCAGCAAAAAGTTTGACATCTAGTAACGTGGCAGGAGCTACACACCAAGTATAAAACCGCTTTTCATTTGCCCAAAACCGTAATATTACAGTAATAACTCACGGCTTACCATGTATTGTAAACTTTTCGCATCCCTCTACCAAGGCACTCTTCGAGGCCGCTCCCATGAAATTCTCGTGTTCACAAACCTTATGGCTCATGCGTCGAAAGACGGCGTTGTCGATAAGCACTTCCGAGCAATCGCGGAAGAAACAGGGCTGAATGTGGACGAGGTGAAGGCTGCCATTCTGGTGCTTGAGGCTCCAGACCCGGAAAGCCGCTCGCCCGAGGCAGAGGGCGCACGCCTGCAAAGGCTGGACGAGCATCGTGTTTGGGGCTGGCAGATTGTGAACTATGCCAAATATCGAGCTATTCGCAGCGAGGATGATCGAGCCGAGCAGAACCGTTTGGCTCAGGCAAGATGGCGCGAACGTAATAAAAGTAAGCAGCCGTCAGCCACGAGTAAGCGTGATAAGCCCAAGCAGAAGCAAGAAGCAGAAGCAGAAGCAAAGAATACCCCTATATCCCCAAAGCCTCCGGCTCCGCCGTCGTTGGTTTTGGAGGTGCAAGAATCAAAACCCAGCCTTTCACCTGAACAAATCGAAATCGGATCGTGGTTCAATCGCAGACCAACAACCCCGTGGAGTGAGAAGGAACTCAAAGTATGGTCCAAGATTCCAAAGCCCATCGACTCCGAAGATTGGCAAGCCTTGCGATGGTTTTACACACAATCCGGCTGCCAATACCTTCGCCGGGACATCCTGACGCTGCTCAACAACTGGACTGGCGAAATCGACCGCGCCAAAAACTACAACCCTGACCAGAAATGAATACCTCGACCGAAGAGCTTCTAGCCAGCCTCAACCGCGCCCTACCCTGTTCAGACGAGGCCGAAAAAGGCATTATATCCTGCCTACTCCAGCGCCCCGAACTGCTGAACGAAGCGCCATCGCCAGCGGCATTCTACCACGACGCTAACCGTGTCGTTTACGAGAAAATGCACGAACTGGCCGCGAAGGGGAAGCCGTTTGACACGATCACGGTTACGCACGCCCTACGGGAGCAGAACTTGCTCGACAAGGCCGGTGGAGCCGCTGCGCTTTCGGACTTGTTCACATTCGTTCCGATCCCGGCGCACTTTGCCCACTACCGGAAAATCGTTATGGAGAAGTTCACGCTCCGCGAAGTCATCCGGGCCTCCGCTCTGAACATCGCCCAGGCATACGAGCACGGGAAGGAGCAAGACGACGAGGACGTGACGGTTGTGCTCGACGAGGCTGCGAGGCGCATTCAGGACGCCCGCGAGGTGTCGGCTATGGAAGAGAGCGCGGAACTGCCTTGCGTCCCGATCCGCGAGCTTGTCATGCAGGTCGTGGACGATTCGCAGGCTATGTCAGAGTCGGGCCGGAAATTCGCCGGAGTCTCGACCGGCATCCAAGAGATTGATTCAATTATGGGCGGATTGGAGCCTGGATGCCTTACCGTGGTGGCCGCTGAGTCCAGCGACGGAAAATCCAGCCTATGCCGCCAGATGCTCGAAGACGTAGCGGCAGAAGGTCACCAAGCCGTCGATTACACTTATGAAATGATGCCAAAGGCCGAAGCTCGGCGCATTCTGTGTTCTCAGGGCAGGATTGACGCCAAGAGCTTGAAAATGGGCCTCTTGACCCGTGGCGAGCAGGTCGCCCTCACGTCTCACGCACAAAAGGTGTCCAAGTGGGATTTCAGTATCATCGACGTGGCCGGGAAAACCATCGAGCAAATCTGCCGAGACATAACCCGCCGCGCTCGAAATCTGCCGACTGGAAAGCGCCTCGTGGCGATGATCGACTACATCCAGCTTTGCAAAACGGCAGCCGCCAGCAAGAGCCGGGAGCGGGAAGTTGCCCACATCACTGCCACGGCCAAACAGTGCGCCAAGACGACCGGCGCTCATATCATCATGCCGAGTCAGCAAAACAAAGACGGCGACGTTCGGGAAAGCATGGCAATCGAGCAGGACGCCGATACCCTGATTCAGATTCAGAAGCTCAAGCCGAGCACGAAAAAGGTTCCAGCCTACAAACAGGCCGCCCAAGAAGAAGAGGCGGCGACCAGCAACGTGAGGCGTATCTTTTTCAAGAAAGTGCGAGATGGCGAGCGATACACATGGGTCACGATGGAACTGCGGGGCCGCCATTACCGTTTTGAAGTCGTCCGAGAACCCGAAGAATAACCGCTATGAAATCCTTCACACTTGCAGAATCACTTGGCATGCTCGCCGCTGAACGTGCCGCTAACTGCCCTACCGCTCAAGGCCGGGCTGCTTGGCGTGAGATTGCGCCCATTGTCCAACCAGACCCGCCAGACCTCGTCGCGCAACTGGAGGCCAAAATCGCCGCCATGCTTGCTATTCCACCAATCGAGCCTCCGCCGCAAAAGGAGCGAAAGCCGCGTTTCCGCAACGGCATGTGCGCCTTTGCACAATGGGAGGCAGGAAAAGGAGCGGCAGACTTTTAACCCTATGAATTATTATAATGAACACGACCCAAAAGCCGCCGCATGGCTGCGAGAACTCATCAAACGCGGACTCATCCCGAACGGTATTGTCGATGAGCGATCTATTACCGAAGTCACTCCAGGGGACTTGCGCGGATATACTCAGTGTCATTTCTTCGCTGGTATTGGCGGATGGCCCCTTGCCCTCCAACTCGCCGGATGGCCTGCGTCAAAGTCTGTTGGAACTGGATCATGCCCCTGCCAGCCATTCAGCACAGCCGGTAAAGGACTCGCGCAAAAAGACGAGAGACACCTCTGGCCAGTCTTCTTTACCCTCATCTGCGCCTGTAGGGACGACGGCCAGCCGTGGGCTAACACAGTCTTTGGCGAGCAGGTTGCAAGCGCGATTGGGCACGGCTGGCTCGACGGAGTATCAGCAGACTTGGAGTCAGAAGGTTACGCCTGCGGGGCGACCGTATTGGGCGCACACAGCGTCGGCAGTCCGCATATCAGACAAAGATTGTACTGGGCGGCCAACTCCAACAGTGGACGATTCCAGCAATGTGACGAGGGAATCGGGAGCGTTCCAGAGTTTGACAAGGACGGCGCAAATGGCGGGGTGGGCGACTCCAGTAGTGAACGACACAACGGGCAGCACTCACTGCTATGGAAAGAAGAACCAAGACGGGACACGGGAGATATTCTACAAGCTACCTGGCCATGCGAAGCTGGTGGGCTGGGCGAATCCATCAACGCGGGACCACAAGGACACGGGAGACTTATCCAACAGCATGACTCGCAAGGATGGGAAGGAGAGGAACGATACAGTGCCGAGACAGGCTTTTGGAGTGACTTTACAACAGTCGCCTGCCGAGACGGAAAAACCCGTCGCATCCCAACTGAATCCATACTTCAGCGCGTGGCTAATGGGATTCCCCTTGCAATGGACTACCTGCGGGATATTGTCTGCGAACTCGAAACTCAAATAACCCGCTATGCCAAGGAAACCAACAGAACTACCATTGAAGTCGTGCGAGAGATGCAATTCGCTTTTTGGTCGGAAGCGATACAATGGGACGCTAGAGGACGCATCAGCTTACTCTCGCCGGAGATTTTGCTCGCTTCACTGCTCCAACTTGAGAGGAAATTGGGGGGAGTCGAGTTCTGCTCGTCACAGGGTATCATCAGCGCACAGGAAGCCATCATGCTCAGAGTGCGAGAAGACGCCGCCAAAGAGGCAACTCCATGTTCATCACATGGATGGGGATATGCACAACAACTCGCCCGAGAATTTGCAGACGCTTTGTATGAGTTGTCATATGAAAACGCATTGGAGGCAGCGCAAGACATCTTCGACAGGGCGTTAGGCTTCCCTTTAACAACTAAATGCCCATCTAGAACTACACTCCTCAGAGGTTACGGCAATGCAATCGTTCCTCAGTGTGCGCAAGCCTTCATTGAGGCGTTCCTCGAAGCCGTAACCCTATGATCTCCCCACCCCAAGCTGCCACCAGTGACATTGTTCGGCGGTTGCATTCGTTTCCCGTTGGCGGAGACGAGCCACTGCATATTTGCAGTCCTGCTTGCTGGTGCTACCCCGTGCGAGACAAGGAGCAGCCGCTACTGTGGATACACAACGCCAGCGACTGCCGAGAGGCAAAAGAACGAGCAGGTCGCACCGACTTGTTGGCGGCTGATTCCCTTTGGGTGCTAGCATTTGAAAACGTGGAGCCGGTCTGTCGAAGGTGCGGCAATCGAGGGCAAATAGTCGTCCTGGGATTTGTCGTCGATTGTCCAGAGTGCGTTACGCAGAACGATCAAACTGTGCCGACCGAGGGAGGCGAAGAAAAACCATGAATAACACGATCAAACAGACCCGCCGACCGAAGGTTGGCACCAGTGGGTGTTCTGCCTTGGAGTCGGCCATAATCGCACTGCTTTCTGACGGACGAGAAAGGAGCACTGCCGAAGTAGGTAGTGAGTGCGTCAAGTTCAGCAATGGGAATGCGAGTAACCCCGGAACGCTAGCGGCTGCCGCTTGCCTGCGACGCATGGAGAAAAAAGGGATTGCTAAGTCACGGCGCGACGTTGGGCCAACCCACTACCGCACGCAATGGAGGCAGAACACTGAGGTATCCCACGGAGACCGAGAGCGCCAGCCCGATGCAAGCCATACTCACAAACAACCCTAAAACTCAACAGCAAGGCGGGTCTCCGTTGGGATGACCGCCTTGTTAGCCTTCTTTTTGAATTATGAAACGACTACATGACTACGACCAGTATATTGGGAAGCTCGTAAAAGCTACATCTGCCAACGACTATTCCGAAATCAAAGGCAAATGCCTGAACGTGAGGGAATGCGTGGACGACTACACGAAGGGCGCATCCGGTATCCGATACTTGGTGGACATTGAACGCGCAGGAGACGTGAAGGTAGGGTTGGCGTCGACGATGGAAATTATTGAGGCTAACACCCAGCTCGGCAACTAGCGAGCCTTGGCGAGTCTGTTTGCCGCAGCGCCACGGTTCGACGCAAAAAGCCCCCGCCAGCTACGGCGAGGGCTTCGATGTGCGCGGGTTAGGCTTTGGCTTTCTTTTTAGCCCACCTCGCCTGGACAGCCTTCCGCATCGCAGCCGAGCGGTCAGCCTTTGAGACGCCAGACCATCGAGCTTTCCCGCCGTTTCGCTGCATGTCGGAGGTTGGGTGGCCGCATTTGGGGCAGGTGGCACTCATCGGGCGGCAATGAGGTAAGCAGCCAGCACAGCCGCATTGATGATGACAAACGCGACGAACAGCCGGACAGCCCAGCGCGGCGGTTCTTCGTCGGAGCGGCGGCAGACAAACAGCGGCGGGGCAGGCTCGAATAGTTTGCAGTCGGGCGAGAGGCTGGATTTAAGGTCCACAAGTCGAGCCGTAAGGTCGATGTGGCGGAGCTGGTCAGGTGGGAGGGTGGTCATGGCAGTTTGAGGTTAGGCGTTTTGTAGGATTTCTTCGACTTGGAGCAGCTTGGAGCCGGGCCGGTCCCAGCCGCGCCAGATGTGGGCAGCATTGGGAGCCGGGATCGTGAACCAGTAGGTGCGCGAGTCGATGGAGTAGGTGACGGAGTAGCGGGGCATGGCGGTTAAATGTTGCGGTTGTGACCTTCGATGACAGCCCAAAGGCCAGATTTGAGGCGGCGAACGTGATTAACGCGGCTTTGCCAGTGGCCGCAGCAATCGTGCTCACAGCGGCACGAATGGCGCATCGTGTCCCGAATCGCTTTAGCGATGGTGTCAGTAGGCTCCTGAGAGGTCACAAGTAGGACGGAAAAGGTGCGCTTGCTTTCCCCATCGCTTTTCCCGTGGGGTTTACTGGTAAGCACGCGAGCAGTGCCGACGTGTTCGTGGTTGTTCAAATACGCCCAGGCGTCATTGTAGCGGTGCGAAGTCTGGCGTTCGAGTTGGATGCGGTCTTGCATGGTGTTCGTTGGTGAGGTGTTGCCCGCGTGAAGGATGCGCGGCCCCCGTGAATGGTTACTGCGGATCGCGCCAGCCGTTCGGGTCAGAAAGCGCCACGAACTCGGCAAATGTCACGGTGGCGATAACTGCGCCCTCGTGCTCGTCGGAATTGCCATCAAAGGCGCATGCCGTGACGGTGCCTGCCTTGTAATCGACGACAAGCAGGTTGTGCTCGTTGTCATCCGGCGAGAAGCCAAGGCCCCAGCCAGTTTCCTCATCGCGTCCGCCAGCGGTCACTTGATCCACAAGGATGCGGGTAAAGTAACTCCAGTCACCTTTGCGCGGCATGGCTGCCTTGAGGGCGGATTGCAGCAATGTAGGCAGTTCGCTACCGCTCCAATGCGAGTAAATGTAAAGGGCGGGTTTGTCGGACTCGATCTTGAGTTTGATGTTAGCTCTGTCTCCCATAGTGTTAGGTCGTTAGTTTGTTGATGTTGCGCTCATTGTGAGCACGGACAGCATACAAGCAAGCTCGTATCACGCAAATGGAATTTTGCAGAAATGGAGAAATAATTCCCGCTTGCCTCTTTCAGGCTCGGATGAACAGTGCCTAATGCCAGCACTGGAAAACCCGAAATATGAAGCATTTGCGCAGGACGTGGCCCTCAACGTGCCCGCTGCCCAGGCGTATCGTGCTCATGTTGCCAAGGACCCAAACGGGTCCGCGTTGTCGATTGATCCAAAGGCGTCCAAACTTGCCGGAGATAGCAAGGTAAAGGCAAGGATTGAAGAATTGCGGGGCAAGGTAGCGGCAGCGGCGGACAAGAAATTCGACCTCACGAAGGAGAAATGGCTTAACCGCCTTGTGACAATCGCTGACAAAGCCGAGAATGCGGAGGACTTTTCAGCCGCTCAGAACGCTCTCGACAAGGTGGGCAAAGCCTCCGCGTGGTATGCGCCGGAAGAGGTCAACGTCATGGTGGGCTATGAACCGCCCAAGAAGGCCATGGAGCGGCTACTTGGTAAGGGTGTGGACCTCGCGAGCATCCTAAAACTAGCAGGCGTCACGACCGCATGAGCGACAAAGCACAGCAAGAGGAAGTCGAGCGCATTCACATCGCGGCTGGAAGGCATTCGTTTCGCTACTGGTGGCAAGGATGCTGCCGAATCCCCCTGAAAAACGCTTTCGGCGAGGACGGAAACCTCGATTTCCCGGTGATGACGCCGCTCCAGGACAGGCTCGAAACCGCGCTGGAGCAGCAGCAGGCCGACAAGGTGCCGATGCGAACGCTGGCCGTGAAGGTCCGGCAGGATGGCTCCAGCCGCTACCACATGAACCGGGCCTACTGGATGGGCCGAAACTACCCTATCGAGGTCGCCATCATCGGGGATGACCTCAAGACAACGCCGCGCCTCCTGAACATGTGGGAAATTGCCCACAAAGAGGATAAGTTTGGGGATCACAGGTGGGGGAATAAAGTCTCGTGCGACGGCTTCCCGCGCAAATTCGGTCACGGAACACAGCTTTGGGAGGAAACAGCGAACGATCCCCGCGCAGGCCAGGGCGGAACGCCGCAGGTGCTCATCTCGTCGGAAACGGCGCACTACAAGAGCAAGGGGCAAAGCACAGGCGAGGCGGTATTCCAGTCCATCGCCAACTCGGTGCCGGACCTTCCGGGAACGTGGATCGCTCTTGAATCCACCGCGAACGGGAAGCAGGGCGTGTATTACAAGACCTACCAGAAGGCTGTCACACTGGCGCAATGGGTGAGCGGGTTACGCGGAAACGGTTACATCAAGTGCTTTGCGGCGTGGTTTGAGAACGCCGATTACGACGACACCAAGCGCATCACTCAACGCGAGGCCGGAATGATTCTCGACAGCCTGACAGAACGGGAAACGCGGCTGATTGAGAAGTATGGACCAGTCAAGATCACGCCGGGACGGTTGGCGTGGAGGCGACGGAAGCTCATCGAGCCGAATTTCAGCGGCGATGAAGACAAATTCGATCAAGAATACCCCTCTGACATGGACATCGCTTTCGTTTCGTCCGGCGTCCAGGTGTTCGACCCTGACGGCGTGGAGGCCCTGAAACGGCAGAGTGAGAACGATCTGCCGACAACGGGGCGCTTCCAAAATGGCATTTGGACAGAAACCAGTATCACCGAGGCCACGTTCAGGCTTTGGGAGCGCCCGATGGTGGGCAGAAGCTACCTCATCGCCGCCGACTTCATGGAGGGTGAGCAGTCCGCAGGCAAGAAAGAGCAGGACTGCCACGCCGTAGCGGTCTGGCGTGCTCCATTTGTGGACGAAAACGGGCGGCACCACAGGGCTAAGATGGTCTGCGCCATCCGCCCCGAGTGCCGCGTCAATATCGACATCCTCGCTGACTGGATCGGCGAGCTTTACCGCTGGTACGGCGAATGTCTCGTCGTGCCGGAGGTCAACAGCGCCTTCGGGATCATCGCCCTACTGGAAACCAAGGGCGTCCAGAACGTGTTTCAGCGCGAGCAGAGCATGGAAGAGCGCCGGGTGGGTGAGGGTAAGCAGGTCCGCAAACGTGGATTCCTGACCAACGAGCGAACCCGTGAGCAGATGATTTCCAACGCTCAGATGTATGTGCGTGAGCAGGAATTTGAAGCCCCGTGTCCGCGATTGGTTGAGGAATACGCCAATTTCATCACGCTCGCATCAGGCCGAAAAGAGGCCGCTGGCGGGTATCACGATGACTGGGTGATGATGAGCGTTATAGCCCTCTTGTGCATGCCAGCCGCTACCCGGATGACGCGAAACACGCCGGTTGTGATCCGCCAAGACGGCGTTTCCGGCGTAAACGACTTTTTCGCGGGCGGTTCACGCGGGATGTTTGACAACGGGAGCGGTAGAAGCATGTTGTCCTGAACACTGCTCAAACCTTCACCGCTGCTTTTTATGCCCATCCAAGGTCAATACGCCATGCCCGCCTATCAACCGGCCTCGTTTCAGCCCTACAACGACACGCGGCTAGCCCAATGGCAGGCCGGGTCCGCTGCAATGGCTGACACGCGCCGGAAAACGTCACTGGCCGCGATTGATGCCAGCATCGACGCCTCCGCCCAAGATGAGCTTGCCCGGCGCAACGAGGCTACAGCCATGCGCCAGAACCAAAACGCGATGCTGAACCGCGAAGGAACGCGAGCAGGTGGTGGTCGTTATCGTCGCCGTGGCCTGTTTTCGCCCGGTGGAAGCGGTCTGGATGCCGCGAACTCCAAAGCGCGAGTCGAAGCCCGCAAAAAGGCTGCCTACACCGCCTTCGATGCCGACGAGGCCAAAAAGCAGGAGATGGAAGCGAAGGCGGCCAATGCCTCCTTTGCCAACCGCGAGATTGGTTTCCGTAACGGTGTCCTCTACCTCTAATCACCATGCCACAGCCACGCCAACTCCAGCAATACCAGCGCCTCAACGCATTCGGAGAGCCGTTTCGCGGAAGCAAGATCGGCGGCGTGAAAGCCCGGCGTTACATGGGCGGACCTTCGCAGGGTCCACTCTCGGAGCGTCGTTACAACATGCGCGAAGAGGCTGAAAAAGAGGCAATTCGCCAAGATCGTGCCGAGCAGGAATCCGCAGCCGCACGCGGTATGGCCGCAGCGGGAGGTGGAGCGAGTCAATCGCAGCCATCCGCGCCAAAACGCCAAGGCCAACTCGTCCCAACCGCAGGAGGTGGCAGCAAATGGGCATCCGGCGCAGAGCTGGACGCTATGGACCGCGCTAAAGCTCAAGCTCGCAGGCAGGCCCGTAGGACAATGGATATGTCAGCCAAAAACGCCGCAAGTGTTGCCGCGTTTGGCACTGGCAAGCCTCCTGCTCCAATGAGTGCCGCCGAGGCTGCCGCCGCTGATCGGGCTAAAGCTCGTGCTCGCTATGAAGCCGAGAAATCTGGCAATGCGCCCGCCATGCCGGAGAAAAAGCCCGAAATGCGCAAGGAGGACGCGATGCCAGCCGCGACACACTCGTCACCCGTTCGCACTCCAACACCAAAGCCAAAACCAGCCAGCAAACCGGAGCCAAAGCTGGTCGCTCCGCATCTGCTTTTCACGGATCGAGCCAAGCCGGAGCCTACACCAGCGCCTAAAACGCGAGCGATTGATTCCTATGTGAGCAATCCAGCTAACCGTTCTGTGATGACCGGCAAAAGCCGCGCTCAAGAACTCGCCGAAGAAGCCGCAGACAAGCGGAAAAAAGATCGCGAAATGATGTTCAGGCCAAAGTACATGCCGAACAAGTCTCGCGGCTTCTAATCCTTCAACCGCCCGTGTGAGCGTCTAGTCACACAACCAGCGAGGCAGGCCAAGGCCGCTGCGATGGATCACGATCCCTTTCAGCCAGCATTACCACCATGCCCGTCACGTTTTCGCCCTCCGCTCTCTCCGAAGCCCGCCGCCGCCTCTACGGTGCCAATGCCGGACAATCCACGAGCCGAGCAACGCAGCTAGCCAGGATTGAGCGTGACGCCTACGAGCAGCAAGCCCGCGCCAACAAGGCCGCAGCGGATGCCGAGCAAAAAGCTATTGAGGATGCCGCCAAACAGGCCGATGATGAGCGCAAGCTGGCAAATGCCCAGCGAACCAATGAGCTATTGGCACAAGGTCGCCGCTACCACCTCGACCGCGTGACCGGCGAGCCAAGGCCGCTCCAGTCCGACGAGGAATTTGCAGCCGCGAAAGCCGAGAAGGGACGCAAACTCCAAGAAGCGGAGGCTAAAAAGAAGGAGGAAGCGCGGCAAAAGACTGAACTCGACAAGGTGACTGCCGATGAGGCCGTTTTGCGCGAGAACGAAAAGAGCATCCAGCGCAATCAACAGCGCGAGGAGTTGGAGCGCGAGGAAAAGCGCCGTAAACTCAAAGGCATTCAAGAGGAATACGAGAAGCGCCTCAAAGCCGCCGACGATTTGGAGTTGGACCTTACTCCCGAGCAGCGGCAAGCCACCGTTGGCACCATCGAAAACGTCAAGAAGCGCCTCGCTGACCTCGACACCGCGAAGTTTGAGAAGCAGAAGGAATCCCTCAAGTTCGACACCGCCCAAGATGAGCGCGAGGCCCTCCTGCGGAAGCGCGAAGCCGCTATCAAGCGCGGTGAAGCTCCAACGCCCTCGCTGGAGCCGCTGATTGCTGATCCGGTGGAGTTCGAGCAAAGCGCCGCACAGCACGAGCAGGAAGTTCAGCAGTTCAACGCCGAGCAGGCCCAACAGCAGGCCAAATTTGACGCACTGGAGGCCGAGAACGAGCGGTTGATGAGCCTTCCGCACAGCGCCGCCGACGTGAGTACAGATGGAAAATGGCATAAGGACGTGATTCCGCAAATCAATGCGCTCAACCAAGCGATGCAGAGTCGCAGCCCCGAATGGCAGGCCAAACAGCAGCGCATCCAGGAGCAGGCCAAGGTGCTCAACGAGAGCGCAACGGCCATAAACGCCCAAGCTAAGGCCGCCAACGAGCAGGCGAAAGCCGAGCAAGCCGCAGCCCGTGAAGCCGCCTATCAGGACTTTGAGAAGGTCGCGCCCGGCATGGGCAAGGAATATCAGGCCATCCTTGACGACAACGACAAGCGAGCCGCTGCACTGCGCACTAGGTTTGCTGGCCGTGAAGATGCGCCCGAGGCCAAGGCTGCGTTTATGGCGCTGGAAGCTGACATCACCGGCAAACTGGACGGGCTGCGCGGCAAGATCGAAACGACGCAGAAAGCAAAGTCTGACAATCTGGAAAAGCTCTGGAATCAGTTCGGCGCTGGCGACTTCGGCACGGCGACCATGCGTGATTGGGTAGCGGACAAGTCCACCGATCCCGAATATGACAAACTTGGAGGCGTTTCCTCCATGCCTGCAAACTTCAAGGCCAAGGTCAAAGAGATGGGACTTGATGAGAAAGAGGCCCGAAACTACATGGAGACTCGCCGTCAACTTGATTGGTCGAGTCCGTTGGACCCCGAGAAAGCCGAGAAGTCCGCCGAATTGACGCGGCCATTGCGCGAAAAGCTCGGCATTACGGATATGCTGGAGCCGGTTCGCAGGCTGCCAAACGGTGCCATCATTCCGAATCCTGTCCTTGGCGGTGACGAGGAGGCATTCAAGAAAGTCATCGAAGCCGCAGACGGCACGCCGGAACAAAAGGCCGAGGCAATGAAGCTCTGGCCGTCCTACCGTCGCCAATACGGCGAAGGCTTGCTTACCGCCTTTGCGAAACAATCAGCTTTTGGAACTGATTTCAACGAATGGCGCGACCATTTGATTGAGGAGGACCAAAAGGTAGGCGGCAAGAACGGATTCGCCGCCATGGATGCCGTGGATCAAGCCTTGATGTATCAGGAGCAAATGAAGGGGCGTTCGTTCTTCCGCCGATGGGCTGATTTGATCGCCTCCAACGTCACGGCAGGCTTCATGGATGTCACGCAGGCAGTTCTCGGCACGACTGCGGCTTTGACGGGCAACATTCCTGTGGCTGGAGAAGGTTGGTCTAAATTGGCGGCAGCAAACGCCGAAAACGCGGCCTCACTGGTCAACACCCAAGAGCAACTCTCCAACACGGGCTTGGCCGGCAGCATTGCGGGCACGATTGCCCGCATGGCTCCCGGTGTCGCTGCCACGGTCGCCACTGGTTCCATGGCAGGTGGCATGATCTTTGGCGGGGCGCAAACGGCAGGCTCGCTCTACGGTGAGGCTTACAACACCCTTCGCAACGAGGGTAAAAGCCACATGGAAGCATGGAAAGCCTCTGCGCCTGCATCGCTCGCAGCCGGAGCCATGACGGCGGGACTTACAAAGCTCTTCCCCGGTGGTGTCACGGCTCTTGCCAACAATCCCGAGGCCCGCGCTTCGGTCCGCGCCATGGTGGCCGGTTTTATGTCCAGCGGGAAAGCTATCACCAAAGGTGCGCTTGATGAAATCCCCGAAGAGGTCATTGACGAGGCCATGTCGCAGCTCGCACAGGGCTACGCGGAAGGGCGAAATCCTGATGATGTAGTGCGCGATTTTATCACCGGCTTGCCTGAGCTTGTCGTTGCCTCTGGCCTCATGGGTGGCGGTATGCAAGCCTTGAAGGACAGGATGGATCGCCGTGCAGGTGGTTTGCCTCCAGACATTGCGCCGGAAGCTCCCGAAGCTCCCGAAGCTACAAATCCCTACGCCGGACCACTTCCCGAAGAAAGGGCTGCCGTTCAGGCTGCGATTGCGGCTTTCAACCCTACGGCTCCTGAGTCCATCCAAGCGATGCCTGCCGTGATTCGCACCGTGCCGAAAGGCCAAGAGAGCGGAATCAACGCCAAAGCTCGCGCTGCCATGGATGCAGTGGCCGGTATTGCATCCGGCGAAATCACCGATTCTGCATCCCTCACAGAGACGCAGATGCGCGCACTTGGTGTCAAGCTCGACAAAAACCGCAAACTTGTTCCTGCCGGTGGTGCAAATTCTCCCGCGCCGCTCATCTATACCCGCACAAACAAGGCCGGAGTCGATCAAATCATTATCACGGATGAGGCCCGCGACTGGCTCAAGGGCGCGTTGCCTGACCTCACCATCGGGCAGTCCGAAGCCGAGCGAATCCAGGCGATCAATAGGCCGAAACCAAAGCCTAAGCCCAAACAAGAGATGTCTGGCACCCGCCTTCGCAAGCTCGCGCAAAATCGCCAGAACGAACTAACGTGGAAGAGAGATGGAAAAGCTGGAGATGCTAAAACGATTGCCACTATCTCACGCCAATTGTCCAAAGATGAAGAGGCCGAGCTTGAATTTTTGGACAAGCATCTCGCAGACAACAATACTCAAGCGATTGCAGACAAATATGGGGTAAAACTCAAGTCTGCCACAACCATCATTTCCGAGCCAGAAGCCGCCGCCACGCCAGCAGCAACGCCAGCCGATCCATCGGAAATTCATCGGAAGCGTAATGCTGAAAGAAAATCCTATATTGTAAGAGATGCTGATGGGGATATAGACCGCCAAGCAACAAAAGAAAAAAGAGAAGCCGCTGCAAAAGCCGCTGGGATGACCCGCGATGCTTGGGAAGACATGCAGGCTGCGCTCAACGTAAAGGCTAATGAAGATTTCTTCAAAGCTCTAAACAAAGGCGATACCGTAGAATGGGTAGATGGCAATGGCAACGCTCGCACGGGCCGAGTTGAGATTCAGCTAGATGGATCAAAGGTGGTGAGAGACACCACTGAAGGTAATGTCGCACAGGATTACTTATACACAAATCTATCTGGTGAGTTCTCCATGCACGCAGACTCCTTGAAAGTCACGCCAAAGCAAGCCAAACAACCCGCTCCCGCGCCTGAAACCGCCCCCAAAGTGCAGTCGGGTCCATCCGCATCGGAGGGGGCGGTGGAAGGCGCTTCACCAGACCGGCAAGCCAAGGTTGCACCGACGCCGGGAGCCGCTAAAGCAGTAGCTACTCGCCCCGCACTTGGCAAAGCACCCCCATTGCAACGCAAGGCCATTGGTAAAGGCGCAGGAGGCCAAGCGTCTTACGCGGAATTTGCCACCGTAGACGATGCCGACGCTTTTGCTTACGCGGCCAAGATCAAGAAAAGCCAGACCGACAAAGGCTCTATGGCGGATGCGGAAGCCGCGAAAGACATCATCACGCGCCTTGCCGCCAAAATGAAGATCGGCCCCGGCGTGCTGCGCACCATACTGGTGAACTACAACGAGGCTGTCCGCACTCAAGCCAAAGCCGTTCGCGAGGGTGAATCCTTCTATGCCCCGACGCTGGCGGAGTTCATGCAGGCCAGCCAGCCGCAAACCGACACGAAAGCGGACATTTCAGCCGCCGAAATTGCCCCGACAGTAGGAGAGACAGCGCCTGCGGAAGTGGACACAGAAGCGCCCAAAGGCCGCGAACTCATCGGGCAAGCACACGCCCGCATGGCCGCCATTGTCCAGTCTGCCTCCGCTCCTGACAAGCCTAAGGCCACCGCTGCCGCCAAGGCCATCATTGACGGCCTGCGCCGCTACAACGGGCATCTCCCCATTGTGCTCACCGACGATCCGGCTTTTGACTTCGCATGGGGCCGCCGTGAGCAGGCTTTGATTATCAATCCCGAGACGGCGCTGGCCCGATTTGTGGGTGATTCCACCGATGCCGACAACGCCGCCGCTCAAGCTCGCCAGTTCTTCCGCCATGAACTGATTCACAAGTTTGTCGTGTCGCAACTTGGCGACGCCCGCGTGATGGACATTTGGCAGCAGCTTCCAGCCGAGGTGCAGGATCAAGTTCAAAAAGCGTATTCGGTGCGCCTTGTCGCTCGCGGACAGAAGCCAAAGAAGCTCAATCCAGACCACGGCGGCCACGAGTATTACCGCGCCATGCTCGAAGCCATGAAGGACGGCACCATGACGGAGCAGGTCATCGGAAAAGACCTCACCGACAAGTGGCGCAAGTTCCTTGACGACGTTCTCGCACTTTTGCGAGACTTGCGGAAACAGTTCGCGAGCATCAAGTCCGAGTCCGCCCGGAATGACCTGATTGCCCAGGTGGATCAAGACATCAAACTTGTCTCCGATGCCATCGACGCCTTCGAGAAAAGCATCAGCCCCGACGCCGAGCCTGCGCAGACTCAAAACGCCGGGGCTGGGAGCACTTCCGGTAAGCCGGTTGAAGGGTCGTCAACAACCGTTGCGAATCCAGTTTCTCGCAAACGTGAGAAAAAGTCAAGCGCCAAGAAAGAACCGGAATCGCCAGAACCTCCAAAGCAAGGTGAAGTTGGAATGAAACTAGCAGCCGGTGAGGTTGTTTTAACTGCTACAGGCAGGCGAACAACTCCATTTCCACGGCTTGATATGGAAACCGAACGCAAGACCGGTTCAACACTCAAGCGAGTTGACGCATGGCTGTATGAAAACGCCGTCGCGGAAGCTAAAGCTCGAAATGACGATTTTAACCTTCGTTCTTTCGAGGCTGAAAACCCAGCCAAAATGCCGCCCGCTACTAAGGATGGCATGGAGCTTTACTTGTTCGATCCAGAGTTTGCTGCTGTAACCACTCAAAAACAAGCCCCCGAAGTCGCCAAACCGACAGCAGAAGCGCCAAAAACGCAGGAACTTCAAGCGGATTACGATCTTTACGCGAGTCGGTGGGTGGAAGCCGATAAACAGAACGCTATTGGGCTTCCGCCTGACTTGGCAAGTGATGCTAGCTACATTCAATCACTGCGAGTCCAAACAGATGCGCTGATTAACGATCCGGTTGTTCAGGGACTCTTGAAAAAGTACCGCATCAAAGAGCGTGATAAAATCGACCTTCTATCAGCGAAAATCAGGCTGGAGAGGTTGATGCGAGCACTATCAGGACGTTTTGAAGCGCCAGCCGAGCAGGATCAACAACCTGTTAGCCCTCCGACTACATTTAGCCCGGAGGCTCAATCTGAACAGGGGGCGGTTCCAGTTTCCTCAACCGAGCAGGACGAAGCCAACCGACTAGCTGGCATTCGACTTGAGGAAAGGTTCAACCGTGATTTTGAAGAAGCCCGCCCCAAAATCGAAGCACTCTTCGATGGGGAAGGTAAAACTTGGGTGGTCAAGAATGGCAAAATTGCCAAACCGGGCGGAATCCAAGAGCGATGGACGCCCGATGAATTGAAGCAGATGGTGGCACGGTTCCGTGATGCCGGTTTAGCTGCCAGCGTAACGGGTTCCAGTGGGCAATCCATGAAGTCCACCTTCGCGATCATCGACACCGACTCTCAACGAATGTTTGGGATCGTTATGAATGAGCGGGCAGCCAAGGCCAGCGCGGAGGCCAAACGCGAATCTCAGCGGCAGGAACAAGCAAGGAAGCAAGGCTATTTAGCCGACGCTGACCAAGACGCCCTGCAATGGATGAATCAGACCTTTGGGGAAGATTTCACCAACGAGTACAACAAAAAAGCTCTGTCCGACTTCCTCACCGGGAAGGCCGCGAAGTTCAATGGAATGGTTTCTCAACGGTGGACTGACGGGGTTGTGGCGCTTGGAGCCATTGCTGATGCCGCGAAAGGCACGGTGGATTTTGCCGCCATCAAGAAGGCGTTCGATGCCAGAGGAGCGCCAGTAGCCAAGGATTCCTCGGTAACTGCCGAGCAAGACGAAGGCGATGCCGCCCTTGGTGAAGCCTTTGCTGGCCTGTTTGCATCTCCGACCGTGAAGCCATTGGCTCAGTCTGACCTTCCCAAGGATCGACGTGACGCCATGATGAAGGCAGCGAGCACCTTGATTGATCTCGGACTCCGCAAGCCGGAAGAACTGGCGCAACGACTCGATAAACTTGCTCCGAATGGCGCACTCCGGCAGTACACTCGCGCTTTCTGGCGCTTGATGTCCGGCTTTGACTCGACACTTGAAGAAAACCCGCACTGGCCCACGATCTACGGGGAGCTTGACCAAGTTTCATCTCGTCCACCAAGCGTGGAAGGAGTAATCGGGGCCGTCCCTGAACAGGGGGCGGCTCCAGCTTCCGGCCTCATCTCCGACGAGGAAAGCGCACGACTTGACGCCTTGACGGTCAACAACAAAGATCGTCTCGATAAACTGAGCGCCAATCAGCTTTCACAGCTCAACAAGGAACTCTTGCGCCAACCGTCATCGGCAAAGATTGACGCTATTCTTGCGACGGAGCACCCCGACGACATTAAGGCTGCGCTGGATGTAGTTACCAAATCGAAAGCCGACACGCCCGCAACCGCAGAAGCGAAGGTTGAAGAACAGGTCCAAGTTGTCGCCGCCACAGAAGGCCAGCGTGACGCCAAGGAGATCAAGAAGGAGATCGCCGAGAAACTGGATGCCGCCATTGCTGCCGCGCTCGAAAACGAGTCTCCGCGTGCAAAAGAACTGCGCACTGAGATCAAAGGGCTGGAAATTGCCAAGAAGGAAACGACTAGCGCCGCATCATCCCGCAATCTCACCAAGCAGATTGGCCGACTCCAAAAGGAACTGGATCGCGAAACCGCCGTTGGCACGAAGTCTCTCACGAAAGGCGAGATCGACGGCAGTATTATCACCATCCAAATTCCAGGAGACGGCACGTTTAAGGTGTGGAACACAGCCGAAAACTTGCGCAACATCCGCCGCCGCGTCTCCTTGATCGAAACAGATGTGAAACCTGATGCGCCACAGCGCAGCGAGCAGGACAACCGCAAACAGGATGCTATCAATCTTGCCGATGGTGCCAGTGAGCGTTTCGGCGGGCCGCTGGCTGCTATTGAGTGGCTGAAAGAACAGATGTCAGACTCTACCGATTCCGTGAAGGAGTGGTATCAATCCGCCATCGACATTCTCAGCAAGCGCAAAGGCGACATTGCACGGGAGGAAGCCGAGCAATCGACGCCTGAGAGCGAATCCACTTCAACCGCAGGCGTTGACGAGTCGGCACTAAACACGCCAATGATGAAGCAATGGCGCACTTTGCGCGAACCTTTGGACGCCAACACGGTGTTGCTTGTTCGTCTTGGCGATTTCTACGAGGCATTCGGTAATGACGCCAAAGTTCTCAGCGAGTTTGCCAAAGTCGCACTCACGAAGCGTAACGGCATCCCGATGGCAGGCATTCCACATCACTCAGCTACGAGCTACATTCAAAAGCTCGTTAGCGCTGGGAAGCGTGTGGCGATTGCTGAACAGGTGGGTGATGCAAAACCCGGCGTGCCGACAGAGCGCGAGGTTACGAGTATCACGCCGGAGACTAAAGCTGAACCTGCCACGGTTGCCGACACAGAAATCATTCCGCCTACATCAGCGCAATCAACGATGATGGAAACGCTTGAAGCGGCAGTAGCAAAAGAACGCGCCAAGACAGGCGATTTCAATCGTGCGGTCTATTTCCATCGTTTGAACGGTGATCCATCCGTCTATGTGGAAAAGCGGAACTCCACAAATCAAACCGCCGACCGCGACTCACTGGCCTTAGCCAGAATGGACACCGAAGGCAAGACCTCCATCATGCCGCGAGACGAAGGGCGGCAGGTCATGGCGAAAATCGTTGAGGAAACAGCCATCCGAGACACCGCCGAAAACGCCAGATCGAAGGCTAATGCAGAGCAATACAGGCAGTCCGAATATGCCCGCACCTATCGCACATCGCCTAGCGGTATCATTGTCACTCGCAATTCTGACGGTGAATGGATCGAGCGCGGAACGGACAGGAAGCTAGGCAGAAAAAAAGGCGACGATGATATTTTGTCCGCACTGTCAGGCCCAAACTTGGCGCTGAAAGAGGTTGTGATGGAGAAATCAGGCAACGGCATTTATTGGCGCGGAGTCAATGATGCTCCGATAGAGGCCTTCACCCCAGGCCAGCGAGTCACCGGCAAAAAGAACGGCGATTTCAACCGCGCTGGCACTATTGACAGCAGCGGACCAATTACGGACGGCGAGCGCACATGGTTTGTGCAGACCGACACCGTTGGCAGCGTCGTTTATAAGGAAAGTGAACTCACGGCAGAGCAGCCAGCACCTTCCACCGAAAGCCGCGAGGAGGTAGCGCCCGCCAATCCTCGAATTGCTGAAATCGACGCCGAACTTGCCGATTTACAGGCGCGCTATGAGCAGAAGTCCAAGCAGCAAAGCAAAGGCTCAATGGTGCCACCTGCAATCAAGGCCGACGCCTTGAGGCAGATCACCAACAAGATGGACAAGTTGGACGCCGAAAAGAAGGCGTTGCTTGCCGCGCCTGCCGTTGAGGAGAGTGCGCCGGAAGTGGAAACGCCACCGGAGCCAGTAACGCCGCCCGTCGTCCCGCCAGCCAAGCGCACCAAAAAGACCATTTCCAAGATCGAGGACGTTGGCGAGAAGATCGGAGGCGCACGCAAAGACCGCTGGAAAGAGCGCGGCCTTGCTATGTCGGATTACGATGGCCTCACGGACACCGAAAAGCAGGCATACACCAACAAGGCCCAGGTATTCCCGAAACCTGACTATCAGGCGATGATTGACGGCGGCATGGACAAGCCGATGGCCTACGCCTTGAAGGAAGTCTATGATTCCATCGCGCCCAAGCCAAACCTCACACGCGCACAGCAGGCAGACCCGGCACAGCGAGACGCGGCATTGCGCCTCTATGTCGAGACGGTAGGGAAAATCCGCGACGGTTTGAAGGCGGTAAAGACGCCGGAAGAACTCAAGGCGCTACGGGACGCGGTTTTTGAATCATCGCCAACCGGCTACGGTGGCAGGCTGACTTACACCGAAACTGCCAAAGCCATCATGCACCTTGTCAGCACCGGAAAGCGTCGTTACGAGCTTCCCGGCGCTATGGAGGTAACTGGCTACGACCTGCGCAACATTGCCCGCAAGCTGGAAAAACTTCCAGCATGGCCCGCTCCACAAGAGCAATGGCAGCGCATGTTTGATATTCGGCGGATTCCGATTGGCTCCGTTTTGTCCACAAAACTGCCAGACGGCACATGGGAGAAAAAGACCGTCACGGAAGACACGCCTCCCGTTTGGCAGGTCACGAAGGATTACCGGATACTGTCCGAGCATTCCAGCCAAGAAGCCGCTGAAGCGTGGGCAAAAGCCGCAGCCGTGAAGTCTCGCAAAGAAGACCCAAAACGGCCCTACAATCCTGACGTGAAGCGCACCGGCCCGGACTATCGCAATGGCCGCGACGTTGCCGGTGAGGAACTACTTGCTGAGTTTGGTTTCCGTGGCGCTGAGTTTGGTCTTTGGACTAACGACAGCGACCGCCAGCAATCGCTAAATCAGGCTTTCGATGGCCTACATGACCTCGCTCGCATTCTCAATGTCCCGCCGAAGGCAATCAGCCTGAATGGCGAGCTTGGCATTGCCTTTGGGGCGCGAGGAAGTGGCAAATTCGCCGCGCATTACGAGCCAAGCCGCGTTGTCATCAACCTCACCAAGACCAGCGGGGCCGGAGCTTTGGCGCACGAATGGGCGCATGCGCTCGATGATTACTTTGGCCGCATGGCGACAAAGGGCCGGTCTGGCGAGTATGTCAGCCACGGCGCAAAAGGAACCGAAGATTTCCGCGCTGAACTGGCCGCAACAATTAACGAGGTGATGAAAGCCATCAGTGAGCGTCAATGGACGCAGCCGGAGTACATCGCCGACCTCAAAGAGCGCAACGCTACTGCGCAGAAGAAAACGGATTCGTGGTTGAAGTCCGTGGAGCGTTCCACGGCAAAGGTGGAACTCACGCCGGAACAGAAAGACGAGGTGGATACCTACATGATGCAGTTGCGCGGGCAGAGGATGCCCGAGGCGCTGGTGAACGGTAGGCCGGACATGACCCAGGTGGCTACGAAGATGCTTGCCATTATCGACAGTGCCGCCAAAGCACAGAAAATCCGCGTTGATTGGCCCGTCACAGGCGGCGGCAAAATGAGCGATCTGGCAGCAGGTCTAGGCCGTCATTCAGGCATGATCTTCGCCACCAACAACGACTTGGCTCGCGTTGAGGCTGGTGATATTCAGGTGCCAACCCGCACCGTGCCGACAAACACTCTGAAAGCCTCCCAAGAGCAGGGGGATTACTGGCAGCGCAAGCATGAGCTATTCGCTCGCTCGTTTGAGGCGTTTGTTGAGGATTCGATTCGTCGCGAGGGCAATCAATCGCCGTATCTTGTCGGCTTCACCGCCGACAGTGGATCATGGGGCAACCTGTATCCACAAGGCGATGAACGCGCCGCGACCAATGAGGCGTTTCAGAAGATGGTGGACACCCTCAAGAGTCGCGAAACCGACAAAGGCGTGGCGCTTTTTGCCACCCCAACCGCGCCCAAAGTCTCCATTCCCGACCTCCACGCTGCTTTCGTAACCGCCAAACGCCAGCAAGGCGACACGCCACGAGTCAGCGCCGTTTATGCCGCCGCGAAGTCGAAGAATCCCGACCTGACACGCCAAGAGTTTATGCAGGCGGTGCAGAGCGGCCAGTATGCGCCCCTTGTGACAATCCAAGACGGCAAAATGACCCTCGCGCCCATCACGGACGCGGAAATCATGGATGCTGCCGAAAATGCTACCGAGACGCCGGAAACGATCTTAGAAGAGTGGGCCGCGACTAAGGAGCCGTTGCAATCTTCACCGGGCGGTCTTTCTGAGGCGGAGGTGCCGATTTACGAGAATCCAAAGTTCTTAGCTGCCCAAGAAGCAGAAGACACCAAAGAGCAAAACCGTATTGCCGCCGGTTACTTCCGCAATTTCCTTGATCGCGTTAAGAGTCGCGGCTGGCAGCGTGGCGACACCTATCATTCTGCATTCAGTCGTGCCAAAATTATCAAGACAGGACGCAGCCGCATCTCCAATTCGACCTATTTCACAGTTTTGGCAGAACCTACGGAACAAGGGCCAAACGCTGAGGTGTGGGCAGATCGGGAAGGGTTGTCTTGGGACCGTGATGAAGACACTGGCAAACTAACCGTGACTTTTGATGTTCGCGTTTCTGATCACGAAGCCACCGACTCCGCCGCTACGCACGCCGACATCGAGTTTGATGTGGAGAAGATAAATTCAGGCGATGTTTCATGGCTTGATCTATCGGACACGTTCTTTCCAGAACTCAATGAACTGGTCGAGGAGAAGTATTTTGGCAACCCTGAATCCTCCCGCGCCGATGGCGTAGAGGAGCCGTTGCAGGCCAGCCCGACCGCTTCACGCGATGCCGAGTACATGGCTGCCGTGGAGGCTGGCGACATGGTTAAAGCACAGCGCATGGTGGATGCGGCGGCGAAGGCGGCAAATTACGATACATCTTTACCATTGGTGCATCACACTTTTCGCGATTTTACCGTGTTCAAGATGGGAGGATATAAGCAGCCATACGGCGGGGCTGGTTGGAGCGGCAAAGGCGTATGGATGGAGCCTGAAAAACTATACCTTGCCAAAAAAGCAAAAGGCAAGAAGCCGAATATCGCTCACACTCACGAGTATGAATCAAAGCTAGCCAAGGAGAAGTATGCGGACACAGAACGCCGCATGAAGACCCTACGCTTGTATGCTAAAATACTCAACCCTGTTGGGATATATGGGGCAAGTGGGACCGATTTTGCACAAGAACAGCGCGACGAGCATGGATTTAGTCGGTCCTTTCCCCTTATCATCACCGACAAGGATTTGGAAATCCTGAAAGCTAAGCAGAAGGACGCAGCTTTCACTGCTGATGAAAACGGGAATATCGAAGAAGTCATCGTTTTCTCTCCTGAGCAGATCAAGTCCGCCGACCCCGTAACCCGCGACGAAGCAGGCAACGTGATCCCGCTTTCCCAGCGGTTCAATCCTGAGTCTAACAGCATCCTTTACGCGAATCCGAGCGGCAAAGAGGGCAACACCGGCAAGAAGCCACGCCGCACAGTTGACCCATCCGTCGCCAATCCCGGTGACTCGAAAGAGAGTCGCGACGCCTTTGATGCCATCCGTTCACGCTACGTCATGGATGACCTAACAAAGGCCAACTTTGACGAAATCCGCACCAAGGTAGCCGAAGCCCTCGACGCCAACGAGGCGGACATTCTCGACAACCTGCTCTACAAAGTTGAAAACGAGCTTGAGCTACGGCTTGAGGAGGAAGTTGCACGCCGGATGCTCTCGAATCGCCTCCGCAAGCGTGGCTTACAGGAAGGTAATGCCGAGCTGGTTCAGCAGGCGGACATTTTGATGACGCAGAACATGATCGGCAGAACCGAGACTGCCCGCAAACTGGCGATTGGCGTCGATCAATTCCAGTCTCCACAGGAACGTCTCGACTCCGCCATCGGCCACATCATCGCTCCGAATCGCGCCCATCTCCGCGAAAGACTTGTCAACGTGTGGACACCAGCCGCGAAACGTCGTGAAATTGCCCGACTGGAGGCAGAGATTGCGCAGGCCAAGACTGACCTGTCACGCGCCAAACTGGAGCGAACACTAGCCGAAGCTCAGGCCCGCCAAGATCAAGCCGAGGTAATACGGAAGGTAGTCGAAGAGAACAACGCGAAGGTGGACGCCATCTTGAAGCGCAACGGACTGACTCAAACGGACCTGTTCTTGAGCGTGGATGACCGTTTCGCCATGCAGGAAGCCATTCTTGGCCTTGCTCGCGTTCACCTGTCCCAGCAGTCGGCGGCACACAAAAAGGCCATCGAAATGAGCGTTCGCGGCTACTCCGACAACGCTATCGCGAAGGAAACCGGGCTTTCGGTCGCCGAAGTAAGCAACACAGCAGAGCACTTCCGCAACGTCGTAGCGAAGCAGGCCGTTTCCAAGGAAGTCGGCAAAGGTAACACGTTCAGCAAGTTCATCCAGTGGGGTAAGCGCATCATTAGCGAGATGGACGATGCCTTGCGGGCAACTCCGAGCGGCAAACGGCGCAATCTTGCCGAAGACCTTGCAAACACGAGGGCTAAGAAGCGAAACGCCAGCGCCCAAGAAGTAGCGGAAGCAGTGCAGTCCATTCTTAATACCGCAATCCCAACGAAATCGCAGCGAAATTCCAACTGGCTCCATGAGGCTACATGGACATACGGCAAAAAGACCCAAAAGGTGTTTGTGCCCTATAATGCCGCCGATTGGAAGCAGGTGTATCGTGTCGCCCGCGAGCTTTCTACCCGCGAGGCCACAAGGCTCGATAAGGCTTATGAATACTGGATCAACGGCATTCTTTCCGGCCCTCAAACGCACGTCGTCAACACGGCTTCTAACCTGCTTTCGACCGCATGGGCCTATGGGCCGCAGTGGTTCTCGGAAGCGACCGCAAACGTGGCAATCCGCAATCCCAACGCCCCGCAGTTTGGCGAGTTCAGGCACGTTTGGGCCGGTTTCTTCAAAGGCATCATGCCAGCCCTGCGCAACTTCGCCCTCGCATGGGACACGGAAGCGGACCCGGTAGAGCATCAATACCTCGATAAGCCCGTCACGGTCATGTTCCAGGGCGGCAACCTCGACAAGGTAGGAGGCATCCGCCCTTCCATCGGCGGCACCCTTGGCCGCTATGTTCGCGTTCCGGGCCGCTTCCTTGTCGCCCAGGATGCTTTTGCCAAGACGCTCATTATGCACGCCGAAAGCGCCGCGATGGCGTATCGACTCGGCAAGAAACAGGGCTTGGCGGGCGCGGCTTTGACAAACTTCATGGCGTCTCAGATTGCAACGCACGGCTCCGAGTCGTGGCAGCACGCTTTCGAGAAGGCCGTGGAACTCACATTCCAGGACGAAAACGATGTCACAAAGGCCGTTGAAGGCGTCACGAATGCGCTCAAGCGGGCTAAATTCGTGGGTGGCCTCATGCGCTACCTGCTCCCCTTCGTCCGCACTCCGACCAATATTTACCGCGCCGGTATCCGCAAGGCCGGTGGAAGCGCCGGAATGCTGCTCTATCGCCTCGGCAAATCGGGTTACTACGCCATCAAGGGCGATAAAAACGAGTTCCGATCCTACCGCGAAGGCGCGATGGTCAAAGACGTGTCCGAGTCCGTCATGGCAACGGCCCTTTGGTTCATCGTCATGGGAATGTCCGAAGGTGACGACGACGACAACCAAAAGGCCATCGAAATCACGGGTTCCCGCCCGTTTGGTGTCGCGAATGCCGGTGAACGCGCCTCCCAGCTCCGGCAGGAAGGTGGTTCTAACCTCATCATCATCCGCAAGAACCCGCTCACAGGTGAGAAGCTGGACAAACCCATACAGTTTGCCTACGGGCGTTATGAGCCTATCGCGTTGGCTCTCTCCACGCTGGTTGATGGTGCTCGCGAGTTCAAAGAGTGGACCCGCTTCCAGCCCGAAAACCGCACCACCGACA